TTAGGCTCTTATTTTTTTCAATTCTGCAATATCCTGCTGCATTGATTTAATCTGATCTTTTATCTCTGCATTTTGTTTTTCTAATATTTCCACACGGTTCCAAAGTTTCTGCACCATGTGAACTGTTAGAAAGATAAATTCCTGATACCTCAATGCGTAATCATAAATGATATTTCCATCTTCATCTTTACATGGAACTTTCGAAGATTCCACAGGAGTTCCATCCTCTTCGTTGTACTCCGTATATTCGTACCGGATATCCTTACAGAACCCAGCAAACTGTCTCGGTTCAATTCCAAGTTCCTGCATAGCATCTTCGACATCCTGTGAGATAGCACCAATATGTACACGATCGCCATCATTAAAGATGAATGATTTTGGTTGCAACTTAAGGAATAGCTTTTCATATACCTCTGTCAAATTTTTTATGTCATGCTTCTTCGTTCGGTCTGATGTATTAATCGAACCTGTCTTTGCATAAACGGTTTTCCATAACTTACTTGATAATCCTAGCGGAACATCATTTGTAACATTCGGACAGAAGGCTGCATCTGTGAAATTATACTGTTTGCCTTCTGCATGAAGATAAACTGGTGATACATTTGCGCCATCGTAATCCCCCATATGCACATTAAATGAGCTATTTATGCCTATAAGATGCGTTGTATATGGGATTAAAGCACCCGATGAATTTGCTACATAAACATATGAATTTAACCACTTAGCATTACTCATAGTAATGTTATCTGCTATAATATTATTTGCATATAAAGTTTTACCTAGATTTAAGTTATTTCTTATAGTCGTTTCATAATTATTTGCACTATCCCCAATATTAACATTGCCACCGTCACCATTAATTGTTACTTGATTTGGAGTTGTCCCATTTGCTTTACCCTGAATTTCATTATTATCGATTTCAATATGACCGCTAGTTGCGACACCACCAACGATTAATGCTGGCGAATTATTTGCTGTTCCTGATAAATCTTTGGTTTTTGACAAAACAAGTGTTCCCGTAACATTTCCACCTGTAAGTGCGAGACATTTGCTTAAATCATACGTTGTATTATTATCTGTTAATGCAATCGTTAAATTACCACTTTGATTCATAGTAAACGATCCCTTATTTACACCGTTCTGTGTTATTGTTACCGTTCCGTTTCCTACAGATGGAATAGTTGGTTTATTACTCAAATCATTGTAACTGCCACTGAAAGCCACGGTTTTTAAATCAGAAAACCACTTCACAATCTTTCCGAACAGAGTCGCATGGGATTCACCGCTTTTGAGATTTTCTCTTGCGGATGCTGCCGTAAATGCTGTGGTATTCTCTGCTGTATCTCCCCCGGTTGACACTGCGCCAATGTTTGCCGGGGTGAGATTAACATTTCCTCGCCGATAGGATGCTTCAGCATCTCCTTTTATTCCAGTCAGAGAACTCCCATTATTCCATTTTTCTACAGATTCAGATGTAATGCCATCAAGTACAGATTTATTATCATGTTCATGTTTTTTATCATTTGCATCGTTCCATTTGGTTCTTTCATCTGACGTAATATGAATTGTATCATTCCCTATATGAGTATCTAACTCTGTCTGATTAGCCTTTTTACCAATTGCACTATTCAATGCTTCTTCTACGGTTTTACTTTTTTCAATTGCATCAGCAACTTCTTTTAATGTATCCAATGTTTCTGGTGCGCCATCTATTAAATCCGCAATCTTTTCATCTGTATATTTATTTGAATTTGCATATGCATCATCAATGGCTTTTTGTTGAGCTGTTGATACTGGCTTATCAACATCAGAAGTATTATTAACATTTCCTAATTCAATCTGATTTTTCGTTAGTTTATGAGGATTGTCGAAATTGTTAATATGTGCAATTAATGATGTTATAGCTCTTTTTATTTTCCCAAAAGCAGTAGATATCTTTTCCCCACTAGATATATTTTCTAATTTCTCAGCCTCTTCATATATTGGAATTTGATCGTTGATTGAAAGATTTTCTACATTTCCAAGACCAACTTGTTCTTTTGTAACTTTGTGTGGATTTGCAAAATTAATTAAATGTTGTATCATTTTTTTAATAACATTTGTTTCAATAGTAGATTCAATTTCCTTATCTGAAACAACCGACTTCTTTACAATAATATTGAATTTTCTTGTAGAAATAATTTTATCAGAGTCAATTATCTGCAACTCAGCCTCACAAATACCAGGAACATAAGTAGCTTGCTCTGATAAGATAATAGAAATAGTTCCATCTTCATTTCTATATAAATGTTCTGAATCATCTTCGTCTATGTAAATAAATGTGTTATCTGGTTTAGAAATTTTTAAGAATATACTTTCATCACTTGACAGCATATATGGCTTCCCCTTGTCGGACAATGTAATAAGAATATTTCTTGAATTATCATCATCTTGACTGCAATGAATATTCTGTACTCTTGATACAGTTAAATCCAATGTAATTTTTTGATTAAAACTTAAACTCATTTATATAATCTGTCTCCTTTCTATATTCCAACTTTCCGAATAGGAGAGTAGGTTATTTTTATTTTACAATCTAAATTCGGCGTGAAAGTATTACAACGCTCATTATAATTGTTGATAATTCGTGGGAAGAAATAGTTGAAGTCATTTGCTAAATTATGAGACGAGAGAGAAGAAGTAATAAGTTGATTTTTCCCATCAATTATTATTACCTCACCAGATTTACAATTTCTTAATATAAAAGATTTTGTATCCATAGAATTTGTCAACTTAAAATTTCCTTCAGATAAAATAGTAATTTCCATATCTGGTCTAAGAGAATTGTTCAAATCTGTAGTCTCATCTGAGTTGTCCCACAAATTAAAAGAAGTATCTGCCGAGCATTCATACTCAGTAGATACTTCATCCATAAAAGCAAATGGTGCATCCGTATATAATGTTAGTTCTAAACCGATTATAGCGTCATTTAAGACGATTTGTTTTGAACTGAATGTTCCATTCCAATATACGTGTTCATAGCCGTCCTTGTCTAATTTAAAGCGTTTGTACCCATCTTTACGACACAACCATCGTTGTATAGCTGAAACTTCCTCGAATGAAAGTCTCATTTCTTCTTGATTTTTTAATCGACATGGATTCTTACAAATCTGAAAAGTAGCTGATAAAGCTGTATCGTAAGTGGAAGAATATAAATTAAAGCGATTGCTGCCGATAGGCTTTATCTGATTAAAGGTAACATCTGCTCCAGAAGAGACAGTTTCTATACCGCCTCCACTATCAAAAGAACAGAGCATCATACCATAATCAGATAGCATTTCACCAGCATATTCAAAATCTGTACATCCTTTCATGTTTTATTCCTCTGTAATTAAATTGAAACTCATTAAGACTGCAAGCATCTGAGGAGAGATAGTTACGTTCGATAATGATTTCATATCAATAGATTTTAATTCATCTACATCTACATCCTCTGAAAACAAAGTAGACATTCTTTTATTAAATTCTTCCTTGTTTATAATTTCTTTCACAGAACCATCATCGTTTGTAACAACCTGTCCATTTTCTTTTAATGCGCAATCGGCAACAATTTTATTCCTTTTCTCATCTAATACCTGTTTTGGTACAGATAATATTTTTATATTATTCACAATAGTAACAGCGGTATTTAAGTTTACTTCCTTAGTAGCAAGAAACGAAAATACCTCACTGATATTTAAGATATCAATTCCTTTTAATTTCATCCTCTGACTCCTTTTTATTATTATAATTAACTATTTATTCTACCTTCTAATGCTTCTATTCTCGATTTTAGACTATTGACTTCATTTTGTGTTGCAGCACCGATGTCTGCCAAAGTCCACCCGATATTATCTGAACCGTCAAAAACCCTTCCAGCACGACCTATCGTAAGAGTGCGTGGAGTTTTTAATTTTGTTGCAGTGGAAGAGTTACCATTTATAGTCCCAAGACATGTGATATTACCTGTTGTCTCAATTCCTTTAAAATTAATTTTAGATGTGGCTGATCCTACAGAAAATGGAACGATAGAAATTTCAGAATTTGTTATATTTACACCATATCCGTCACCAGCATCTATATGAAAACTAGACGCAAATAAATCATTTGCATACCATTTTCCAGACAATATTGGATAAAATACACCATGTATAAATGTTGACGCTATTACTTCTTTGTAATTTGAATTATCATCAAAATCTCCTAATCCTGTCATATAAATAGAAGATGCTATATACGGTGAAATCATATATGCATTACCATCTGATGTTGCTTTAAATTTATTTGCTAAAAATTGTGAAGCTTTGATAATTCCACCAGAAATAGTGCCAGTACAAGTAATAGTATTAGAAAATGTACCACCGTTAGCATTTATTGTACCAGTAACTTTTAATCCATCTTTAGAATTATATGTAACTCCACCGTTAGCAAGATTAAGGACTCCTTTTGATGTGATATTTCCACCAGCATCTACAATAAAATTATCATCTCCAATATTAATATTTCCACCAATAAAAGAGGATGACTTAACCTCTGAACCATTAATTGTTGTTCCATATATTTTTCCACCTGTTATACTAGAACCTGTGATGTTTCCTGTTAGATTCAGATTACCATTTTTGTCAGCCCATAACACATCATTAGAAGATTTTGTTATTCTAAATAATTTTTCATCATTTGGATTTACAATAAATGTATTAGTTCCGTTTGTAATAGTTAAACCATCTGAGTTAAAAGTCATGGAATTATTCGTATTATAAATTCCGAGATTTTCTCCGATAAGTAATTTACCGACAATAGTGTCACCTATAACTCCCATAGTCGTTACTTCATTGCCAGTTTCAGGATTAACATAAATATACTTACCAATAGCAGCTTTTACAGTCTGCCATCCATCATCTGTGATATATAGACCGCTATTAATCCATCGAGACTGGCATAAATCATAAGTCTCTGTTAAATCATCATAGGCTCTACACAAAATACCACTAGAATCATATACAACATTTTGATTGTCAGCGTTATTCACGATTTTCGTTACAGTTGCATTCATTCCTTTTTGTACCCAATCCTGAACATATTTTGATGCACCTGTATTATTTTTTACTTTTTGAGTCGTGTATGAAAATGAAGAAGCAATAGCTTGTGCCGATTCAATCACGCTTTTAACATCAGATGAACCAGACCATGTTCTCTCAACAGTCGAAAATTCAACTTCAATCTTTGAAATGTCAGAGTAAAAAATCTTATAAGATAGTAACCTCAAATAATATATTTTTTCATCCACACATACATGAATCCAATTTCCTGTTTCAAATTTATTTACGATAGATTGAAATTCTTTTAACGCAAGAAGATTATTAATGGTAGAAGAAACAGTATATTGTACATGACTTGCTTTATATAATTCCTTTTTTGCAGTATCAATAAGTTCTGTTGCACGAGTTACTAATTCGCCATTATCCAATCCATCAGAAATATAATTATCATTTTGATATGTATCTTCCATACGAAAAGCACAGAATGTAATCCACATATTTTTACCAAGATAAGATTCTAAATTCAATTCATCCTGTAATGAGTTTTGGATGTTATATACAGAACCTGATTTTGAATCATAATTATATAATTGGTGGACAATATCAATTTGAGCTTGTCTTTTATTCATTTCATTTTCAAGCCAACCGATTCGATTGCTGTACCATGTCTGATATTTATTTTTTAACTCATCCTGTTCAGACTCTAAAATAATTCCTAAGACATCTCCAAAAGAATCTTTTAAACCACTCAGATAATCGAAACTGTAATAAGCCAATTCAGATTGAAAATCAGAATCAGATGTTTCTAAAGATTTTAGATCTTTATAATTTGTATCAAGTTTATTTAAGCATCTTTGAATATTTTGCTTAAGATATTTTTCCATATCATTATTTACTGCAATAGATACTTCGCTTCCAATAAGAGTAATCGTCTTATCTTCAATGCTTGTAAGTTTAAATTTTCCTTTCCAAACATGTTTATCTTTAGAATAAGAGGCATCTACAATTTCAACTTTGTATAATGCAGTATTAATTAATGCCTTGCAAGCACCTAACACTGTATTCGACACGACGCTTGTTGCAACCCATGATACATTTGATCTAACAGCAACAGGAGATAAATTGCTTGCAACTAATAAATTCATTGTTTCCTGAATTGTGAGATTATCCATTTCTATTGTTTTGCCCATAGAAGTCTGTAAAATTAAACCAATATCAATACAGTCGAAACATAAAGATGCTATATTCTTATATCCAATAATAGGAGAGGAGATAACATTGTACCTATCTGTTTTATTCCCATTATCATCTAATTTTGGATAGTGAACATTAATATATTTTACGATCGTGTTATAGCCTTCAACTAAATTTGCAGACAATGTAAATTTTCTTTTACTCATGCAGTCTTGATAATTACTATTGTATGTTTTAATTTTGGTAACTAAATCTTCTGGCATATTCTCATACATTTCATCAGAAATTTCTACAATGTAATTTGTACCGCTCGGATTTGCAATGGCAACAGCAGAAGTCATTAAATCATCACCGCCAGTAATGTAAAAACAGTTCTTTAAACTATCTTCACTACTTTCAATAGAAGCAGAAGTAGATAAATTTTCCTTTGATACATAAATAGATGTGTCTTCTCCATAAGCACCATTATAGTTTGTGCTTCCACATTCAGGACACCTGTCATGAAAATCTCCACGGTATCCACAATCATGACATGTATTACATAAATCATATACATTTACAGTTCGTGTATTTGAATCAAACTTGAATAAGCACTGATAGTCGTCCGAGATTTCACCGGTCAATTCATCATAAATATTACTGTCGCTGATAGAGTATTGAAACCACGATCTCAGATCCTTTAACGATGTATCTACATGTCCAATTTTATAATTAGATGCCTTGTCCAAAATGCGGTGTAGAAGAGAAGCGTTGTAGAGCTTCTTATACATTGTACTTCCTTCTGAATATGCAGATAAGTCACGATAGAAGATAGTAGGATAATCAGCATCGTAATCATCTCTTGCAATATCGTCTTCTGTATTAATCTGAATATTTCTAAGTTTTACATTTTGTAATTCACTAACTGGAAGATAAGTACATGTGACCGATTTTTGCGTTGTATTTTCTTCTGTAGTATTTACACTAATTGAAAAGTGTTCTTTGTATTCAGGAATATACACCAAATTGTAATTATTAATTTTATCCCATATTTGATCATCAGTTTTATATACATTAAATGATAATTCGGGTGCATTCATAGTATCTTTATACTCAATATCTGTAACATCTTTGAGTTTTCCGTATTTTGAGAAATCTCTTCGTTCCAATACAATAGTGATTTCATCTACACCAAAATTCTCATTAAAAACTATTTTTGGCATTTGTTTATTCTCCTCCTTCTTAAATTTTTGTAATAAAAAAGACACCTTAGTTGGTGTCTTTTTTTGTTAAATATTCTTTTGACTTTTCTTCTAATAATTTATAATCACAACATATATTATACAATCCTTTATCTTTATTTTTCTCATTTAACCTATAATAATAGATAATTCTCGAATCTGTTCTGATTTCTTTTTCTCTGCTTTTGATTATACGATATTCTGATTGAAGTAAATATTTATAATTTTGATCCGTTATTGAATTGAAATCCATCTTATGAATTACTTCGTCAATAACGGGTATCATATTATTAATTCGTAAAACAGCCATATTACCTATTTTCTTTAAACTCTTTGATTCATACATATTATCATATGTTTTAGGTTTGTATGAAGAAAGAGGTATAAAATATTTACAATCACGATTATGCATCATGATACCGATATATTTTCTTAAATATTTTCTATCTCCATCTTTAGTAGATAATATCTTACTATCAAATTGTCTTAAATAATCAATATAATTATCATCAATTTCATAAAAAGAAATCATTACTTCTCCTTTGTGTATAAAAATAGGAGAGATATATTTCAATCTCTCCGTTTTATCATTCTCATTTGCGGCTGAGATACACCAAGTTTTAACATTCGCATTAAGTAGCGAAACACTCAAGTTTGTTAATTCTCGCTTAATGGTTGAGATACACCAACAATCGAAATCATTTGATTTCTTACTTATATTATACACAATTATAGAAAAAATAGGAGTAGAAAATATTATAAAAATCAATGAAATATTTGTGCATATTTACCATGAAAATCCCACATAGGCTGTGACACCTATATGGGATAGAGTGGTTACTTATATAACCTCGCATTACCTACACCATTTTTACCAAGTTGCTTGGCAGAAACTGCTTCAGTAATACATTGTGTTGTCTTTCCGTTCCTGAGAATTTCTTCTCGTAATTGTCTACCAAAGGTTTCAACATCATTTACACCGTTCATTACGATATCTCCAACCTCAACAATCGTAGAAGTGCCAGCAGATTTTGTTATTTCAGGTAAATTCGGCATATAGTTGATACCAGAGGTCAATAAAGAAGGATTCATCTGTGCCATTTTCCAAAGATTCTCAGTCATCTCATTTGTGAACACTTTATCGCCAGGATTGAGTTCTGTTAAAAGTGCGCCGTCAGCAGCACGATAAATCAGTTCTCGTTTATTTTCTTGCGTCCATGCTAATTGACTCTTGTCTATGTGTTCAGAACCTTTTTTATATCCATTAAATTTCATCCTATTAAGAATAGCAGTTTTTTGTTTCGATGTAACCGTGTCATCTGTTTTTACGCCTAGTATGCCACCTAACTTCTTGTACATTTTATTAGTAGGAGTTCTACCATAATTCTTTACAATATACTTCCATAAGTCAGCATGTTCTTTGTTCTCTTTATCAGTTAATTTCTTACTGCGAGATTTACCAGAATTAATGGCATCTTTAACTGCTTTCTTTTCAGTTTTTAACTTATCATCAATAGAAGTTGTATTTTTCTTTTTTGACTCCAAGGAATTATCAAGAGTTATAGTACCAACTGCTGTTGGTCGTAAAAGTCCAGTTTTATGAGATGAATTGATAGTATTCCGATCATTAGTAACAGTATTATTTACATAATCCTTTGCGCCTTGTCCTCCGTCACCGCCATTGGTAGTACTGGAATCAATCTGATCTTTTGTAGTATTTGTCAGACTAGAATCTAAGGATTTCAGTGTTGCAATAATACCATCATTGCCACCAAGAAGTTCTTTGATACTATCGAGAATTGTATTTGTATCATTGATTTTTTCATCAATGAATTCCTGATAATCACTCATCAGATCGTCAAGCATATCCTCAGTATCAGATATGAATTTCTCATACTGTGTATCTTTTAAATCTGATTTGGCATTCTCTAATTCGACTTTTAACTTCTGAATTTGTGCACGAGACTCTTCGGTGTCGTTATTACTATAAGGAATAAGCTGTTTTTGTAAAGAAGCAATCTGTTTTGTCTTTTCGGCAATTTCTTTCTGATATTTATAGGCGTCTAACTCGGAATCTTTTAATTTCTTGTATTTTTCTATCAGTTTACTCAGCGCATCTGTTTGTGCTTCATAACCCTGTTTTACAAGATCATTAATAGACTCCAACTCATCCTCAGCAGATTTCTTCGCCTCTCTATGAGCATCCTGTAAATCACGCAAACGTTGAATAACATTTTCATCAGATGCAGACAATTCACCTTTCTCAATCTGTTTCATAATTTTATCATATTCAGACTGATATGCTTCTGCCTGCGCAATGTAATTGTCATAATTCGTCTTGTGCAATCCAATGGTAGCAATACCATATTCAGTGAAATTACCAGTGTCTTTATCAGTCATATCTTTATGACTCAAAAGATCAATGTAGTAATCAGCTTCACTGTTGACACGTTTTACAGTTTCAAGAGATTTATCAAAAGTATCCCATTTTAATTGACGAAGGGCATTCTGGTATTGTTTAATTGATCGAATGGATTCATCTATGGCATTTGTTACATCATTGATTTTAGCGACCATATCATACCATTCATCACTGCCTTTTTTGATAGAACCATTTACAACAGACTCTTCTAAATTTCTCCGAAGTTCTTCACGCTCTTTAATGAGTTTTTTATATTCTCCATTTTCAGCAGAGATAAGTGACTTATAATCAGATACATTTGCCTGTCCACCAAATTCCTCTACGAGAGAAATTCTATTATTTATTTCTGTCTTTTTCTGCTCATTGCTAGAAATTTTATTATCATACTTGGACGCAATATTATCAAACTTTTCTTTTGCAAGAGTAGCCTTATCTTGTTTTGCTGTTTCTTTGTATAAATCAGCAGTAACTTTGTCGGCTTCTTTCGCATCTAAATAAGCGTTATACTGAATACATGCATCATATAGTTTTCCACCATCATTCAGTTTTGCGGCTTTGTTTAACAAAGATTGGGAAATACGTTTCCCAGCTTTAGCAGCTTTCTTGATAGAAGCAAGAATCTTCTTATTCTTTTTCGTAGACTTGATTTTGCTGATATTTTTCTGTGCTGATTTGATATTCTTATTATCAGTTTTAACCGCAGTATTATATGCACTCTGACGATTGTTAATATTAGAAATCTTTCTGTCAATCAGTTTATTCTTAGAAGAAGTAGAAGTAGCATTGTCGAGTTTAGCATCATACAGTTCGTCTTTAGAATCATATTTCTCAACTTTGGAATCAGCAGTTGTCTTTGCAAGACTCGCTCTCTGTTCCGCTAAATCAGCAAGTTCCTGTCTGATAGTCTCTCTACTTAAAGCAGCCGTTTCTTGTGCTGTGTCGTTGGCAACTAAAGCAGCATTGTAATTAGCACATGCTTTTGATAATGTAGAGTATCCGTCACCAGAAATTTTAGAAATTAAAGAAGCTGGAATTTGCTTCTTCGCCTTTGTATAATTCTGTACTTTTTTATAGTAGTCATTTACCGCAGTTCTTGCTTTCACATTGGGACCCAAAGCGTCAACGTTGTAAACTGATATATTATTATCCTTTTTCGTTGCAGTTCTTAAATCCTTAACCGACTGATTCAAATTACTTTGTGTCGTTTTAGCCGCAGACTGAGCACTGTTATCTTTCTTTCTAGTAAGCTTCAACTGACTACCAATAATTTTACTCTTAGCTTTATCACTCGTAGCATTCTCAAGTTTTGCATCAAGTAAATCATTCTTTGCAGAAATCTTATCTAAAGCTTTTTCATACTTGTCAATCGGAAGATTAGCCATTTCAGATGCTAAATCAGCAAGAGACTGTGTGAGATCTTGAATACTGGAAGTATTCTCAATCATCTGGTCGTTATACTTTTGCCATGCTTCGTCACCATAAGTAGTAGTCCACATGAGATCGTATATCTCTTTATTCTGTCTTTCAAGGGCATCAATTTCCTGTTCATACTGATCCTGCTGATATTTCAAATCAGATTTGGAAGCAGATAAACCGAATGTTTCCTTTAAGGAAACTAATGCTTTTCTACGATCAATCAGTTTATTAATCGAATCTATTTCTTTTTCATGGGAGTCAATTAATTTTTCTGCATAATTAACAGAAGCTTGCAGACGTTCTTCTTCAAGACTCTCAATAGTGTCGTAACAGCTATTTAACTTATCTGAATATGTCTGATATTCGGATATCTGAGTTTTGAGATTTTCGTCTGTAATACTGTCAATAGAAAATGCACCTGACTGAATCTTTGCGATCCACTCATAGGATAAACCAATCTGATTTAACTTCTCTTGATATACCTGTGCGGCGGTTGTATTGTCCTGGATCTCGGATTCTATCTGAGAAATATAAGCATGGTATCTTTCTCTTGTCTGATTCATACCAAACGCTTTGTCGAAAGATTTGCTAAGCTTTTCTGTTTCCTTAGAAGCTAATTTTAATTTTGTTTCGATCCAATCAAGAGTTTGTGCGGTTTCTTTTGCTGTATCTGAAGCTTTTTTTGCTGATTTTGCAGCATCATCCATCGCTTTACTTGTAGCAGAGCCACCACCAAATTGAGGTGTATATTTTGTCTGCGCTGCATTCACTGCGTTCTGTAAAATCTGGTCTGCCGCAGTAGTAGCATATTCTTTATACCCATCTGTATATTTTCCACTCGTATCCATTGCAATAGCTTTTAATCTTGCAAATTGTGCAAGTGCTGTTCCAGCTACTCCAAGTTGTGAACATAGTGCTGTTAAATTATTTATATCAGCAGATGTAGTGATTGTAATACTTGCAGCATGGATTTTTTCTATAACATAAGCAGCCAATGATGCTTTTGTAATATCAGACATATCAGCTTCTTTTGCAAATGCTGTTATTTCTGATAAAGTTGCACTTTCTAAGTCTTTTCCTGTATCTGCCGCATATGATTCACTTGCGCCAAGTCTATAATTTACAACTTCAGCAGCATTTACAACTCCCATTTGACTAAGCATAGCAATAGTAGACGCTTTTGTTTCTTCTGTCACATTTTTCAATGCATCAGAATTATAAATATATGCTGTAGCAAGATTATCAAAAGCAGACTGACAAGCTGATAGATCAGATGGATTGTTGCTAATGGTTTCAATAAAGTCATCATAAGCATTTTTATATTCTTCAGTAACATTTGTCATGTTACCAAATGCTTCTTTAAATCCATCATTATTAAGGATAGATGACCAGTCGAAATCTTCTTTATCGTATACATCAGCATAGATTTTATCAAGTTGGTCTAAACCTGTTGAAAGAGCTTGAACTTGTGCGAGGATATCGGTGGAAGAAATCGGTGTTTCTTCGGAATTCTCATTTTGTTTATCTTTAACAGCCTGTAATGCTGCCGCATAATCATCTGCTGATAAGCTAGCACCATTCAACTTCTTTTTCTGTTCTTCTAGTGCGTTTTCAAAATCTTTTGAATTAGCCAATTTAGCTTCTTCTTCAGTGAGAGATTCTACCCACTTTGTAGCTTCATCAGCATCTACACCGTCCATAGTATCTGTCAGTACAGAAGCGACACCTGCTGTTGGAGAAGATTTACTTGGAATCAGTTTATTTAATAAATCAGATTTTGACTGAGATTGGAGTAATCCTAATTGAACCAATTTGTCAATCAATTGGTCAAGAGTTAAGCCATACTCATCAGCATATTGTTTGAGCTGTAAATATGCATCTTTCTGTTCATCTGTGGCAACTTTAGGATTATAATTTTTAATGTCCTCTATAGTATCAAACTTATTTACCGCATCTTGAACACCTTTTTCAAAGTCATCACTATCGTCATCAACAGCAGCTTTGAATTTAACCTCAAATTCCCAACCTCCAACAACTTCCTGCAAATCGGGATACATGCTATTAAAATAATCAATAACACTTTGGTCATCTAATCCTTTGGTAGCACTTTGTACGATTTCCGCATAATTTTGTTTTGCTTTTTCGATAGATTCTTCATCACCTGAAGCAAATGCGTCTTGATATTTCTCATATGCTTTGTTTATTTCGTCAAAAGATTTTTCGTAATCTTCTGAATTAAAAATCTTGTCATACAAAACGTGCTGAGAGTACATTTCTTGATATTCATCTAATTTTGACTTTGCTTCATCTGCTTGATTACCCAAATCATTCAAGAAAGTATCATCTATACCCATACCTTTTGCAAGAGTTTGAATATTTAATAATTGCTTATAAATGGTATCTAAATCACCAGATAATGTGATTGCATCATCTCTTTCAGTACGAGTAATATCAGCACCGAAATCTTCTTTAAGCTTCTTAGAAAATTCTTCGTAAGTATCATCTCCATACATAGGAATCATATGGAATGTTACTTCGGTATCTTCCATCTCATCAATCATTCGTTGGAAATTATTACCGTGTCCAATATTCGCAAAGGCATCAGCAACTTTTTCAGTCCAACCCTTACCCCTATCCGAATTAAATGCATTTACAGTTTCCTGCCATTTATCTTGAGTAAGCGTATCTAATGAATCTGTTTGACCATTGATTGCATCTGTAACGAGTTTTACAGCATCGGCTTCATCTCCGAATTTATCAATCATCTCATCCTGAATTTTTAACAACTCTTGACGAGCATTATAAGTATCTTCATAAGAAGAAGTATCATCATTGATAGTCTGATACAATTCTTTAATTTTTGTTTTGTAATCTGAAATATCAGATTTGGTCGAAACAAATTCAGAACCCATCTGTGCGGCAGACTCTGCCAATCGATCAGAAGCAGTAGCACATTTATATATAATGTCAACCGCACTTGTTAAAGCATATATCAATAGCATATTACCTGCCATTGCAAGTGCTTTCATACCTAATTCGGCAGCCTTAGAAGATTTTGTTAATCCATCAAGAGCTACTTTGTTTCCGTTTGCGGCAGCAACAACATTTTGAGCTTCCTTTGAAGTATTTAGCATTGTACGGTTAAATGCTGTTTGCGATGTCACACAATTATCAATTTGCTTATTATACGCCTTAATTGCGTCCACATCTGATGTTGACAACACTTCTGACAAGCTAAAGGTTTGTTTTTTAAATAAATCACCATTAAATAAACCACTGATAAAATTGTTTGGTTGAATCCCGGTTTTTCCAGAGGTATTTGTCATTGTCTTGAATATCATACTATGTTATAATTTATATGTATTTTTATCATGTTTGAAGTAATAAAAATAATATTTAGGAGGATTCCTTATGAAAAAGAATTTTGATATTCTGAAAAAACAAACAAGATTCTATATTTTTATGATTTTATTAGTAGCTACAATATGTGGTTTAATTTTAAAATGGGCGTATACAGTTCAATATAATAAAACTCTTCATAATATGCAAAATGAACCAAAATATACTTCGCAACTTCATATTTACGAATATCAAGTTGAAGAGGAAATAATGAAAGAAAAAGGTGTAATGTTTTTGGATGTTACAAAAAATATTGCTTATATATTAATTACCCTTGGTGGATTGCTTACTGTAATTTCTGGAATATTTTGTATTAAAACTTTAATTAATGGTAGCAAGTCAAAAGAATATTATATTGATACATCAAATACTAGCAAATCAGTTGAATGTCCATATTGCCATTCAACAAATGTCACAAAAATTGGCACAGTAAATAGAGCTGTATCAGTCGGCATGTTTGGTCTTGCCAGTAGTAAAATTGGTAAAACACACAAATGCAATGATTGTGGTAGCACTTGGTAGGATTTATATTATGAAATTTTCCCCTAAATCAAAACATAAAAAGAAGAAAAAACATCAGCAAAATAATTATAAAAAACAAGATAATACAAATATTCCTGTACAAAAAGTTTCAACACCAAAAATCAATCAAAATCAAGAAAAAATAAAACAAAACTGTCCTTGTAATAAAAAAGGATGGTGCATTTTTGCTGATAGAAAATGTGTCCCATATGCTCTGAAATGTAAATATAATAAAGAAGTATTTAAAAATAATACATTCTATTATCCAACGGAAAGTGCCAATAAAACGAATACATCAACAAAGAAGTCAAGTTATAACTTGTATGAAGATGAAAGACATGGTTCAAATAAGGTCATAACTACTTTATCTGATAATAGTATTGTAGAATTATATGTATTCAAAGGGTTCTTACAATTAAACCCTTCTCAGACGATAGATTATGAGATGACAATTAAGGATCTTCACACAAATAGAACAAGTACTATTTTAGTTGCATATAATAAAATAACAGGAAAATATTATATCTCTGAGACTCAGATTAAATACTGGCATAAAAGAAATTTCTTCCCTAAAATTGTTCTCAATATGTGCAATGATGGTTCTATTCCCATGATAACTGATGGTTTCCAAGAATTTTCTAAATTGGCTTTATATGGGTATAAAGTTGGAACTCATGGATTAAACGAGATACAAAGGCATAAAATTCTTAAATATGTTATTGATAATAAAATCATGAGAGGATATGAAATTATAAAGCATCTACAAGGATTAATATTCTTGCGGAACGAGCAATATAATAAGGACTTTTCAACTGCAATAGAAGATTGGGAGAATGATATTATTTTTATTGAGGAATATATAATTTCCAAATCAAAATAATAGAGTAGAGTACCAAAATGTCCTACATGTGGCTCACTTAATGTAGAAAAGATTTCAACAGGAAAGAAAATATTCGGAGGTGCAATGTTTGGACTATTCAGTTCGGACGTAAGAAACACAATGCACTGTAAAAATTGTGGGGCGAAATGGTAAACAAATGTTCCGACTATACCTGTATAATAATTAGTGGTAAAATATTCCTATCAAATAAACAGAGGGCTTAGAGTTACCCTCTGCATAAATATGTCATTTATTCAACAAATCCAAGAATGATTTTTGCAATGCATTTTGCATTATGTTCATCTAAATCCTCGATTATTGCTTTGGCAAGATCAAGATTGAGATATCCCAATGCCATTTTTTCTTCATCAGTTGGATTGCCATTATGCTCAAGAGCGGTGTTGAATTTTTGACAGGTTTTTTTAATAGTTTCAAACATGTTTTTACCTGCTTTCTATAAAGGAGTTGTTTACCATGAGATTAAATCACGACTATGTAAGAGATATTTTATTATTTATTGAAAAAGATTTGGATTACAAGGATTCTTCAAACCCTAATTATCGTAACGAATTACCATTTGGACAGCTACTTGTTTCGGATAAGTTTTCTAAATACAATAAAGAAGAATTGACTTATGCACTTGAATTATTGACAAAAGAAGGTTTCATTGATTGTGCAAAGAACCCATATTTTGTAAGAGGAAGCCTAATGCAAGCTGATATTATAGGTCTTACATGGAGTGGACACCAATTGCTTGATAACATCAGGAACGATACGGTTTGGAATGCAGTTAAAGAAAAGTCTAAAAAGTTTGGAAAGTTCTCACTCAATACGTTGGCTACTTGTGCAGGACAGCTTACAATTGCTCTTATGAGCAATCCGAATGCTGTTCAGAATTTCTTGGATGGAGTAAATAATATTGGAAATATGGTGTAATAAAAAAGAGTAGCCTAAACATTATTCCAGAATTCAATAACAATTCTTGTTAAAGAAATCGGTTACATTGGCTACAACTTGGTCTGTTTCCACGGAGAGGACACATCTGGCAAACCGTTGGAACTGATACAGCATGTACAACAGTTGAATTTTCTTTTAATGGTTGTACCGAAGCGTCAAATAAGTTTTGTAGGTTCGGTTGAGGAATGAGTTTGGATAAATCAATATTCATCATGTCACCACCAATCTAAGAGTAGATGAAAGTCTGCTCTTTTATAATATGTGTCAACAATAACTATTTATCGACATATTTTTTACTTTATATATTCCAAATATGATATAATTTCCATATAGGAGGGTATATGAGAAAAACAGTATTAACATTAGATGAAATTAATCTACTAAAGAATAGTGAAGAACCCAAGAACACTCAACTATATGGCAACTTATATGAAAATATAGTAAACCTGTCTAAATTCAAAGCAGTCTCGATAGAAGATATGCCATTTTTAGATGAATTGGGTGTAGCATCACTTACTATTAATAAGAAAAACATGATGAATAATATTTTAAAAGAATGGTATGCTGAAAAAGTAAGTGAAGAAGATCCAACTCAAAAGGTGCATTGCGGTTTATGTAATACACCTAATAAATATTTATATTATATACGGAACAGACGAAACGATATACTGCTAAATGTAGGTTCTCACTGTATCCTTAAATTTCCTGGGATTGAAGGATATACAGAGAAGAAACGTCAACTTAACGAAATCATCAAAGGTCGTGAAGTTGTTAATCGAAGAAATAAATTTTATGAGACTTTTCCAAATGCCGAATCTGTAATTTCAGATGCTGATAAATATTTTTCAACCTTACCAATTTTAATCCCTTATGAATTATATACAAATATACAAAACACCATAGTAAAAATGAGGCAAGTATATTCACAATATATTAATAAAGGTAAAACAAATTTCGATGGCAATTTGTCACCATTTGAATTATTTCAAAATAAATTAGATGAATATAATCTTTATACAAATTTAGCAAATGAATTTATCCAAGAAAATGACAAGCCTTTGAGTTGTAGACGTGTAGAAATTGACTGGTTAATTTCAAATAAGAAAATTGAACTTCTCGAAGAAATATCTAAAAACAATGGATTATACACCGAATTAACACTTAAACACATGACATCGGTTGAATTTATAAAACCATATATAAAAAATATATTTTCAAGAAACACTTCGAGACAATTATATTTTTCGCATATAAAAGGTAATATGATATATATTAATTTACATAAATTTGGCTATAATCCTAATTTAGTATTTCAAATGACACTAGAAGATTTTATGGACAAAATAGGTGCAAAATGTATAATTAATAAAAACATAAAATATGATCTTGAAAAATATTTTAACCAAATTGCAATAATAGTCAATCAATCTAATATTTTTTCTATATTAGGCTATATATCTACTTATACAAACAATACGCAATATGTATTTCTAAATGATTACATTAGAGATAATATATATTTATATAGAAAAACTGATAAGGCAATAAGAAAATTCAATGCGCAATCATTTATTAAAGCATATTCAGGACATTTGTTAAATTCAGAAGAGACAATGAAGAAACATATTTTGAATATGATTTATAATAATTCGGTTCAATGGATTTCATTAGAACAACAGAGTAAACAAGGAACAGACGATATCATAAGAAAATTGTACAAAGAATTAGAAGAGTAGTCAACCGACTACTCTTCAAATATTTACTGTAATTCTCTTACAATTCCACGCCAATAATCGAAGCGTCCCTTAACATTCTCTTTGCTACCTGTACCACTCTGAACATATTGTTTATATTCTTCATTAGAATCATATGTTGCAATAAATTCAGATACCTTTTCTGCAAGACGAGAGAATGATTTCTTGTCTTTAACAATTCTATAGCCACTATATAAAATTTGTGGAATACTTGTGGATGGAATTTTTACTTCACCATCAAATGATTCGTTAAATCTATCCATAGCTTCTTTTAATGTGTCAGCTCTATCAAGAAACTGATCTGCATAATCAGTTACATAAGCATCAATATCTTTTGTTCTAAAAGATGTAAATTCCTGTTCCTGATTAGAAGAAATAAGCATCATGGCTTGGATAATTATATCTCTGTCTGTTCCATTCTTTCGCTGTGTCTTTGACATAATTTTATCCATAAATGGATGATTAGCGAGAGAGTAGACCTTTTCACTGAACTCATCTGATTCATGCACTACACGCATGAGCTTGTTTGACAATGGTTTTCCTGCATTCTGTCTGCGGAAAAGCTCACGAATATCTGTTTCAGTGCAATCTGTCATTCTATAAATTTGTAATTCTGATTTTAAAATTTCATCCTGAGTATCTTCATCGAGTTTATCAAATTTTAAACCAGACAAATCCTTTTCTTCACCATTAACAATAATAGTACCCATATCTTTCGATAATGCAAATACATTACCAATATAATCTCTTATAGTAGAAAGACGCTGTACGCCATCAATAATTGATAATGTCCCATCTTCCTCTACGATACCATAAGTAGGATTAATTGGATAGTGACGAAGCAATGAATCAATTAAATCTGTACGTTGCTTACGATTCCACTGTCCCTCTGGTCGCTGTAATTTATGAGAAAGATTAATTGTACCTTTATTCATATCCTTTACAAGCGACTGTAAAGAACGAGTTTTTGCTGTATAATCCATTATGTTACCTCCTTCAAAAAATGAAAAATTTTACTATTTTGAAGATAACACAGTTGGAATTTTTTGTAAAGTTTTTTGAAAAATTTTGATTAAATTTCGTATTTCATAAATCGACAAAACCTATGTTCTGGATTTATGAAGTTGGAAGTATATGGTAATATAATACCAAGCAAACTGTATTTGAGCCATCGTATCTCAGGTCAATAGCACGACAGAATGCTCGGTATTTACCATACGAAGTGCCATATTTGTAGTTTGGCACGATTCATATCGGAAATAAATTCAGCTCGTTCTGAGCAATACATTTCCCAACTTTAAGAAATACTACAAAGAAGGGAGGGTAGAATTGGAAGTATTTAAAATACTTGTAAGTGGTGGACTTTTAGTATATGCTTGCCATTTACTTTGTGTCATAGTTGATACAATTGGAAAGTGTTATACTGTTAATAAGTGCAAAGACTATACGGACTCACAAACCAAGTCTTTATCACAAATGTTCACCAAGACTAGAAAAATCTTTCGTAAATAATTCTATTTCTGTATTTGTCATTTATTTCCTTTTATTCCTTAATTGAGGGCAGGTCATCACGACTGTCCTCTATTTTATTTATTTTACAAAATATCTATAAACTACTTTCAATTATAGAGACTGTGTGTTATACTGCGAACGGATACTTTCGTATTCCGCTATATAATTTTTCACTTACATTGTACACACCAACAATGTAGTAAAGATAACATCGTGTAATGCGGTGTTATTTTTATGTTGTCATATATTTATTCTCTGTTTTTACTCGATTGAAATCGAGATTTACTTGGAATATATGTTCTCTCTACCAGAATATTCCAATATGATGTATAATACACTTACAGCGTTATTGAAGTGTAGTCACTTCCATTTTTAACGGTGATCCTCAAACAGTCACCAACCAATTAGTACGATATTGAAAACAATAGACATAATTGGAGGTGGCTATCATGGATATAATTAAATATGCTGTTGAGTGTGACTCTTTATATAATGTAGTCGCTTTCTTTATGATATGTACTCTGCTTGGATTCATAGCATGGCTTTCGTATAAAGCTGTGTTGGCTCTCTTCTGGCTAATCCGATACATAGTAAATAAAGTTACAAAATATAAAGATGTACATGCAAAAGCTCAATGTAAAGATGCTTCATTAGAGGTTGATTTGCATGAGCGAAATGATTTAGGGACTGAGTAGAGCAGTTCCTATTTTATTTATTCTCTTTTTATTGTGTGTTTCTTCAAACTTACGGTACACACGAACCCTACTGTTGTCCTATTAACAATGTGCTATTTAATAGGGTGAGAGTAGCAACACTCTTTTACGCTTTTATATCTCAGTCACGAGAGTAGTGCGATAACTACGCATGGAGTCCCTTTTACAAGCTATTAATAATAACTCAAAATCGTTTAGACTCTCTGAACACCTCCACTATAGTATTCTCTATTACAGTAGAATCCGTTGCTGATTGCCGATTTAGTCCATTAAGGACATGATACTTAGGGTTTCCCCATATACCCAAATAACCTCCATTTCTGAATTTGACTTTTCTTGTTGTCACCAACATCCTTTCGGAATACATTCACGCTCGCCATTTCTAGCCACGTTGTAGTGTGTTATTTTATATATACGGTATATTTTATTTCTTCCCAGCACTGTGAGGTAGCAACTCACAATTACGATTTATTTTGAAACATCTATAGGTTGACTAGACCTAATCTTCCCAACTCTTGATTGTTGTCTTGAGTTAGGTGGGCATATTCAAAACAATAACAATGATTTGAAAAATTACGCACTCACGTAACATTTACCGATGTTTTTAAAACTAAGAGCCGCTCCAATAGCAGCTAATAAAGTAGGTATTGCATTACCACTTTTTACAATACCATCCAAAACTTCAATTAATTTTCCACCTGCATCAATTGCACCCTTAAGGAAATCGGACGACAAGAGATCGGCAGATAGCTCTTCTAATTTTGCCTTTGTCTGATCAATTGAATACTGTACGCTCTGTTGATATTTTTTTTCTTCCTCTGCGGCAGAACCGGCAGAATTCATAGCTTCTTGATATGATTTGACTAATATCTCAGGATTAGCAAAAGCAGCCGCTAAACTATTGCTCTGCATTTTTCCTGCCAGAGCCTCAAGAAGGCTTGCTTTATCAATATCTTTTAAGCTAGACCATGTTTTACTAATACCAAGGACTATATCATATATATCTTTATATGTATTTTCATCCTTCATAATATCAAAACCTGTAATACCTTTTACAAGTGCTTGAAGTTTTGAAGTAGATTTTACAAGACCATCTGTGTCTTCGCCCATTTCTTTGAGTTCTGTTTCTGAACCCCTTAAACGTGCGGAAACAACCTTCCACATGTTACCTACTTTATCTGGATTTTGAACAACACTGTTTGTTGTAGTTATAAGGGCTACGCTTTTTTCAAGACTCGTGTTCGCAGCATTAAATGCGGCAGCAGACCGTTGAAGGGCTTCACCAATTCCTGCGGAAGAAATTGCCTCATTATTCGAAACCTCATTAAATACATCTACAATATGCTCTACTTGATCGGCTTCCATGCTAAAACCTTTTAGTGTGGACACAAGCGATTCATTGGCAGAAGTTATATCAATGTTATCACCAACATTTTTATATAATAAAGCGACACGAGCTAATTCTTTAGAATCAGGTATGTTATATCCATTTTTTGCCCAATTTGTTGCTGCTTCAATTGTATCTGATATAGTATCTCCCATATCTTTTGCAATATCTGCATAACTACTGAAGTCAGCATAGATTTGTTTCGAGGTATTCTCAGAAACTTTTGCAAGATTAATTATTTTAGAATTTAATTCAGTTACTGTCGAAACAACACTTTTTGCAGCATTAATCATCCCATAGAATCCAACATACATACTCAAATAGCTTTGCATCTGACCAATGAAACCATATGTAGACTTTGTTTTAAAAATATCCCAAAGAGATTTTCCAGCACGACCAGCAGCAATTTCAGCATTTTCAATTTTAATAATTTCTTCTGTGATTTTTCTTAAATTGATACTTGGATCACCAGATTTTAATTGTTCTAACAATGCGTTAAGACCGGCTTTGGCTTCCGCAGAATATTTTGTATTCTCTGCTAAATCTTTATTGATTCTCTGAATAGCTTTCTCAATGCCGACCTCAACTGTACCTTTTTCAGCAGCAGAAAGTTTTTTGAATTCCGTAGCTGCTTTTTCACAATTCTGTGTTAATTTGTTTATTTCTGCTTGTTGTTCTTTTGTAAGTTCATTAACACCTTGCAATGAGGCTTTATAATTTTTAAGTACTTCATTTGCACTTTCTAATTTTGCAAGTTTTGTATTGTATTCTGTACTTGGATGAAAATCAGACGGATATATTTGTGCTTGAGTAATGATATTTTGATATTTATCAATAGAATTTTGCAAAGAATTCAACTCTGAATTTAGAGTATTTTTTAAAGAGTCTTTTAATCTATTAACCGATTCAGCAGATCCATTTGATGCCTGATCGAGCCGATTTATCACGTCAACATATCTTTTCCATGTATCTGTATCTACATTCTGAGGATTTATCATAGAAGATAAAACTTGTCTTGCATCATAAGCTTCTTTTTTTAACTTCTCAATTTCCTCAATTTGTCCTGCGATTTCATATGACTTCTTACCAGTACTTTTATCAGAAGCTTTAAGGTTATTAAGTTTTGTAACACCATTCATGTAATTCTGAATTGCTTTTTCGGCTTGTTCCCATTTGGATTGGATTGCCTTTGCTTCTTGCTGTACTTTTTGTTCAGATTGTGCAACCTGTTCTAAGTTTTCAGAAGTCTTAGGAAATATGTCTTTCATTCCAGATGAAATATTCGTTTTCTGTCCAATCTTACTCTGTGCATCAGCCAACTTCTCAGCTTCTTTAGCAGCATCTTGATATGCATTACTAATATTCTCCACTTGTTTGACAGCACCACTCGTATTGCCACCCATATTGTTCATGTTTTTATTAACATTGAGAATATTCTGACTCAGTTCAGAAAGTGACTTATCAATGTTCTGAATAGAAGAGAGTAGTGTTTTAGCACCAGAATCATCTACTTTACCAAAAGCCTTACTTAAACTCTGTACTTCTGATACAATACTTGATAACTCTTTTGATAAATTCTCGAACTGTTTAAAATCACCTGTTCCTTTACCAAGAGAATCAAGCATCTTTTCAAGATTAGAAATTACACTGGATAATTTCTTTTCATCGACATTCAATTTGATTTTATATTCTTTGCCCTCAACAGTGTCTAATCTGTCTTGGACTTGTTTCATATCTGAAAGTAGTTTTGCTACATTCGATTTGATTTCTACATCATACTGATATGTACCTGGCATTTTCTACCTCACTTTCTCAAAATTTGATCTATTCTGTTATTTATGATTTTGTCTAAGCGACTACCAAATCCACTTTCAATGTCTCGTTCAACATACATATATAGAGGTAATGATTGATGCATCATCCATTTCCCATGACCATGTTCTCCATCCATAAACATATAGTCGAAAGCTGTACTTGGCTGTAAACTTTGATCAAACCAACCGACATATGAATCCATTGCACCTGAATCAACCGAAAAATGAAGAACATTTCCTTTTCCTCTTGTTCTTGTGGAATCGAGAATTTTCATGAAGTTATATGTTCTTTCATACGACTGTGGAGTGTAGTCGTTGTACCAATCTATCAATGAATATCTAACAGATTCTTTTAGAAGTTCATTTGCTTGTGGTGCGACTTCTTCTGCAATATGATTTTCAATTCTGTCTAACTTCTTTTTAAAATCTGCATACATATTTTTTGCCATTTCATCACCTCCAAAATTTTCACTATTTTTTCACTAAAATAGGAGAGCAGTATAACCACTCTCCATAAGAAAAGCCCTGTACGCTGTGACACGCATAGAGCCTGTTTATTTCACAAGAAATTTGAATTTACTTAGACTTCTTTAAATCCACCATTCTTAGCAAATTCAACAACCTTATCCAAATCTTCCTTTGGAATCTCATTGAGTTTCTTACTTACAACATCAACAAGTGGTGTGAGAGTAGCATTTGCCAAATCAGAAATTCTTCCAATCTGTTTGCTAATAAACTCCTGAGTAGTTGTCTCATTAAACTGAGTGTCTGACTGCTTCATTGTTAAAATTGTCTTAAACTCACTCAATTCACTCATAGGAATAAGTGGATCAGCTTTATCAGAACCAACCATTAAAATATCGAGTAAGCCAGATGATTTAAGTGCATCATATCCATTGATGAATCCTTTATCATCCTCATCAATCTCAAGGTCGGTATATAATTCAATCACAGCACGACAAAACTGTACATACTGAGCAACAGAATTTACTCTAATCTTATCTGTTTTACGATACTTTGTTACTCCGTTATCATCATAAGCTTCCTGTTCAAATGTTGTCTTATCTACAATCAACTGTGCGTAAACTTCTTTCTTGATGAATGATACATAAGGGGTAATTTTGATTTTACTTAATAACTGTTCCTTTAATGTGTTATTTGCCATGTTGTTATACTTTTCTACAAACTCTAAAAGTTTCATATTCCTTTTTCTCCTTTAATCATTTATTGGTGAGAATTTTTCACATTCTCCATTATGTATTTCTTTTTGAATTCGACCTTCTATAGCTTTCTTTAGAAGACTACAGTTTCGTTTGTATCTTTTACATCCGATGCAGTGAGATTTAAAATCATCAAACTGTGAAGCATTGTCAAAAACTCCAATGTAGTCAACAGGTCGTATTGTAATTTCTATTCGTGGATTTTCTGAATCATAATAAATCCCTTGTACACGTTCACATAACTGAGTATCATCAATCCACACGGATTCGCTGTCTGTAATCGCATCGGCAAGACACTTGAAACTATTATTGGCATCTTTGTCTACTCTGTCAAAATAGAAGATACAATCCATATAATAGTGCTGTGATTTGTTATCCGATTTAATCCAGTTTTGTTTTTTTGCTTCTGTCTTTACATATTTTGCAAATTCTTTCTGATATTTAATTGCTTCTGGTTTTTTATATCCTACCGCCATTGGTTTCCCATTTTTTAAAATAGATCTCCAACCTAAATAGTGGTTAACTGAAGGTGCGATAGGAGATGTTAATTTTAATTCTTGTATATTATTTTCTCCTTTACATAACAAAAGAGCAGCTTCCGAAGAAACCGCTCTTTCATAATTCTTATATTCAATTGTCATATGTACTTGGTTAATTATTAATAATCATAGGATAAAGTTCCCACTTGGCGTTGGGATATTTTTCAATGTGTTCACAAACTATTTTGTGTACTTCTTCCATATCACCTGCATTCTTGTCAATATGAATTACTTTCCCACCAGTTGCTTCAACTTCTTCACATATCAAATTAAAATATGTTCTCATAAGCAATTCCTCCTATCGCTTAATACAAAATAGTTCATACAAATCCACTTGTAATACATGTGATAGAGAAACTGCGTTGGACAAAAGAATATCAGAAGTATATTCATTTTCCAAATTGGAAATAGCAGTAGTAGACATACCACTTCGTTCTGCTAATTCCGCAATAGACATATTATGTTTATATCTGTATTCTCCAACTTTGTTCTTCATGTATTTAGTATGTATAGAACTATTTTTATTATGCATATAATATAAAAGAAACTTATAAGTTGAATTGATAATTTATTTGATATGCTAGAATTGTTGACACTAAAAATTATCATTCCTTAAATACTCTTGGTATTTTTCAGAAATGAATTTCATACTTTCTTCTGCTTGACCATTCTCCATATTATGATCGCTTAAAAGCTTTTCATAATTCTTGTATGTTTTGAATACATTATTAAAAGCTTCCTTATTCTGTTTCTGACCATTAGAGATGGAAGAACAAAAATCTAAAATATATTTTCGCTTTCTTTCTAGGTTATTATCTAATAACTCAGATTCAATATTCTCTATACCTTTGGACATTTTAGTAATTTCTTTGTATTGCCAATTATCATGTTTTTCCAATATGGCTATTCTTTTGTCAATGGTTTCTTTATCTTCTTCTGCACCAGTTTTAATGCGGAATCTATTTTTAAAATACGATATAATTTCAATAATTTCTTTCGCCCCAAACAAAATTGCAAAAAATCCTAAAATTACCAACACATAATTAATTTGCGCTAAATTTTCTATTGCTTCCATACATACAAATTCCTCCAATCTTTATAATAACTGAATGAATTCAGATGCAGTAACCTTTAATCCATCATCTCCGAATTTTTTCTTTGAAGCAGTGACAAGACCATTTCCATATGTACCTGGATATTCAACTCCATTTGGATCAAAACCATTAAGATATAATAATATCTCAAGCGCAGTAACCATATTCTGTGTTTCTCCTTTTTTAACATAATGAGAGCCAAGTGCTTTCCTAGTTGCAGAACCAAGTTTACCATCTTCAACAAGACCTGCTTTATAATCTAAGTTGATGGCGTGTTGCAATACTCTTACTTTCATCATATTTGTTTCTCCACCAACTAAACCATCGGTAACAATTTTTACACCTGTGAATTTAATAGCTTCACGTTGACCACGTTTTACTAATTTATTTCCAGATGTGACACTCTGGATAGTTGTGATAATTGTATTCTGAGATGTTTTAGAACCATCTGTATATGCAACAATTACATGTTTGCCAGGTGCAACAATAATATCACCACATTCGATATACTCTGATTTACCAAGATATTTTGATGCTTTTAATTCTTTAAATAATCCACTTCCTACTAAAGCACCACCAATGTTGCCAGAATATACAGCAGAAGAAATGACAGGTTTTCCATATGCAACATTTACAGCACATGCTGCTAATTCGGAACAATCAATTTCCACAGGTGTCTTTACATTTGCTACAATCCAATTAACGTTTTTTAATGCGTTATACGATGTAGTCCTGTGTTCCTGACAATAACCAAAATTGTTATTTAATGCAATAGCTTTGGCAGCCGCACCAATCTTAACTGCGTATTTTCTATCGGCACATCTATAAACTCTTGTCTGACCAAAATTATAAATATTTCCACATTTGACTTCTTTGCCAGTCTGATCACCGGCTTTACCTCCGGTTGTTTTACCATATTCGTTTGCAGAAGCCCATGCACATAATACAGCCATAACAAACTCCTCCTTTCAAAATTATTCCTTTGGATTTTTATAAGTAAGAGCAGTAGTAGAATCTCCAATACCTCTAGTCGTAGGATCAGTAATTGCATTAAATAAAGATACTAACGCCATTACAACGACATATGGATTACTTACTGCCTGTACAAACGTTTCCCACACCTTTGACCAAGTTGTTAAGTCGGATGCCTGTAATCCGAAATATGTAAGAATTGGAACTACAACAGAAATAATAACCTGTGCAATAAATAAAATATTCTCTTTGTTAAAACGAACTTTCCAGTTGATTTTGTTCATAAATTTTCCTTTCCATAGGAGAGTAGTAGCGACCTGACTATTGATTACGTAATTGTTCACTCACAGGTATGACATCTACTTTTATGCTCATTGTCTTGAGTAACCTATTTATTCATAATTTTTCCATTTCATATATACTTCTTTAGTATCATTTTTAAGAAAAATCATTACAATAATTTTTCTATCATTTTTAGGACTATAACTTGGATATAAATCAATAGGATATATACCAGAATCAATATAGAATGTTTGCTGATCTCTGTTATATATACGGATAATTTCTTTTTCGTTATAACTCCTTGGTTTTAAATTGCTTTCTATAGTCATTCCTTCTATTCCTCATATAACGTAAAAAATAGGGAACATAAAACCGTTGAATAGTAATTATGTTCCCTATTTATATTTTTCAAAATCACTATTCAACATTACCATCAGTCTTTTCCTCGACTTCCGCAACAATATCATTTTTAACAGATTCATTATCTGTTTTCTTTTCTTTTTTATTTATAGTTTTCTTTACCTGCGCCTTCATAATTGAAGCAATAGATTTCTGATAACTCTCTCCAAAATTATCCTTTTTTGATAAATCAAGTTTGGACAGTTTCTCTTTTGCTTCAATATCAGTTATTCGTCCATCTTCATACGCAGAAGCAATTCTATCAATTTCGTGACAATTATCACTACACCAACAAAAGTACCATGTTGGTTTACTTTTGTCTTCTGGATTACATACTGGGCAAAAACTGTATTTTTTTCGGCATAACATACAGGTTCTCAAATCTTTATTAGCCATTAATCCTCCTTATAAGAGGGCAGTGATTAAACTGCCCAAGCAATCTTATTTAGATATCTTCCTCTTCTTCATCAATGTAGTAAATAGAGAAAAGTTCAGAATCTGTAGAACATGCGTTAAGCATCATAGCTCCTTTGTAATCCATTGTCTGAGAATCACCGCCCTGAAGTGCAAGAGTAAACTCTGGACTTGGCATAAATGATGGAATGTGAATGATTGCAGCTCTAAGAGTTTCTGTATCACATTTATCAACAACTAATGCCTTGAAAAATAACTCATGCGCTTTCGGGAATTTCTTACCAGAGTTGGTAATCTTAGCACCGCTATGAATTGTCTTCTTGTATTTAACGATGTACTGTGTCTCTCCATCTGCTGTTGGTGGAGTTAATACATCGCTCGCAGGTGTATTGTCAGGTTCACCAGATGCATCTGTATGTACAATAGCAAATTCTGTTGCAGTAGCAGAAGTACCTTTTGTATATAATTCTTTACCCATAGAACCTTTTGGGGATAGAGAGTTTACGACAACAGAACCATCTACATAACCAGTAATATCAAGTGTTTCACCTGCCTTTACAAGCTGAATCATCGGCATAACAATACCTTTGTCTTCTGTTGCAATCTCTGCATCTGTGGCTGAGATAGCTTCGACAACTGCAAGATTAAGAAATGCATTAGTTGCAGTTACCTCGCCTTTTTTACCCGTATATTTTCTATATACAAGGTTTCCATCCTTATCATTGATATCAGTAGAATCTGCTGTAATATCAATATTGGCTTCTGTAAGCTGAGTTAAAGCATACAGAGGTGTACCGTTTGCTTTTGCACCGTAACCAAACTGAAGTCTATCAACGATTACGTCACCTAATTTAAATGCCATATTAATTTTCCTCCTTTAAAATTTGTTATTTTTATGCAATAAAAAATGAGCGATTATAAATCACTCATAAAATTAATTAAGTCATTTGGGATATCTTTTGCACTAACCATGCCGCCATAAATACCATGCATAGCTGCAACGCCCTGTTCATATTTCTGTATTCTTTGTACAGAGTCCATGAACTGACATATATTAACTTGTTTTAAATCATCCAACTTGTATTTAAAGCCAGGATGATTTATGCAAGCAGATACAAGAGGTAAGAGAGTGGAAGATCCTTTCTTGTCTTCGCTCTGTTGTACCTTCATTCTATCTTCTTGTAACATCCAATGCTTTGTGGTTTTACCTTTTGCCTTTTCTGTTTTCGGATGAACATTCATCATTGTACGAATATATTCCGCAATCTCTAAATATTCATCATCATAAATAAGGATGTTCTTATCTTCGTTAAATAGCGCCAAGTGGTCATATTCTGTATCTTGTTTATTTTTCTTTGCGGGAGTTAACACAAATCCATCAAAATTAAAATCTTTAAAAATTAAATTTAGTGGTTCTTTATCTTGTACAAGTTGATACATTATATAAAATACTTCAATGTCTTTGGTTTTGTTCCAATCCTTGTGAAAAGTATCATATAAGAAAACCCTAATTGATGTTGGGTTATTGAGAAAAGGTGATAAAGATTGATAAAATCTAGTTTCCCCAACTTCAAGAATATCTCCGATTGTTGGTACAGAAATTGTAATATTATTTATGGTATAATCTTCACCAAAATACATTCTTAATTTATCAAAATGATATTCTGATTTTTTATTATTAGATTTATTTTTCTCAGAATCTTGTTCTGCGGCATTTTGTAGATTGTCTAGCGTTTCTAATACATCCATTTAATCACCGCCTAACTCCATAATTGGTGATAGAAGTTTTACCATCAATTGTTTTGTGAATTCCATTAGTATCAACAACTTGGAATACAAGAGTACGAACGAGATAGTTATTATCTGTTGTGGATTCTTTAGAAGATATGAGATGAGTCTGCATACCAAAGATATTAGACCAGTTGAATCGTTCTCTTATAATAGAAGCGATTAAATCATGGCGTGGAATACCTGTAAGTTTATCATACCTGTCATTACCGTGAACAAATATTGTAAATGTAATATTTGTGTACTTTAATGTATCTTGATAACGAGGCATTTCGTCAAACGCTACTTGATAACATATATAGTGTTTTACTTCTGTCTGAGTGTCAGGAATAAATAAAAAAGGACGAATGTTTGAATTACTACCAAAGTACCGTTCCCATTCGCCTAATGGCTCATATTCACCTATTTCATTATTCCACTCCCAGTTTACATTGCCATCATCATCAAAAAGTTCCGTTTCTAAACTTTTTTCATTGAGGGCATATAATAAGTCTGGACGAGTTAATAAAGCTTTTTCAATTTTCTTCTTATATTGAATGTTTTCATCATCAGGAGCTGATTTATACTCTTTAATTTTATTTAATAGATCAATTTTTGTAATTATCTTTTCCGTTATTTTCACCTCCTAATCTGCTAATTCCAACGCAAGAGTTTCAGATTCAATTATTACACCATCTTTTTCAATAGTGCATTTAACAGACAATATTTTGCCAATAGTAGAAGAATCACTAGTAAACTTTACTTTCTTTTGGTTGTACTCTGTACCAGCTCGCCATGTAACTTTATCAGTCCAATCTTCATTGTCAATAGAGCAAGTCCATGTAAAAGTTGCATCAGCATATTCAGTTGTAATATCTTCATTGGAATCATTAAATAGATTTACTGTGAGATTTTTATAGCTGCCACCAACTTTAATAGTTGAAGTGGATGCTGAAATTCTTGCTGTAATAGAAGATGGGGGAGTGGTTGGAGTAGATGGATCTGTTGGGGCAATTTCTGAATCGAAATAATTCGCATACATTTCACCTGTTTCAAGATTAACATAATCGGTATGCTCATTCCAAAATGCCGTATATATAGTAAGTTTTTGAATACCAAATGGCATTGAATTTTCAACCTTGGTCACTGTCCATACGGTAGGATGTTCTGTTAAAGCACTTACTACAACTCGCATATTTTTAGAATCTTCAGAAGTGTACCAAAACTTCTCTGTAATAGAGTTCATTGGCAACCATATCTTATCCTGATTATCTGTGTGTGTAAAATATCGGTCTGTGTAAGTGCCTATAGTGTAGGAATTCTGTTGCCTTAAACAACACCACATACGTCTCTTAATGCGCCTATCATTAGATTTTTCAATCCATGTAAGTTCGTAATTTACTGGTAAAATCAAATACTTTGGAAACTGATTTGCAGGTTCATTTCTACAAATTAACCATTTATGATATACCCCTCTATCGTCAGGTAAATCCACCCAGAGTCCTATCGGAAATGTCGCAGAATAGCGTTTCCTAAAATCAGTCTCATAATAATAAAGATCATCACCCTCATTAAATCTTACAGGCTGACTTGGACGAAACATAAGATAGTATTCCACTTGATCTTTATCCATTGACTGATAAGATTTGATAATAAACTTTGCATCTATCTTTGTCTTATTGGTATTTTCATAAGTCATACCTTCAGCAAGAGAACGTGTAATTCCATGCTCATCTGTGAAGAAGTCGTCATGAAAATGGTCATAAATGTAACAAGTCTTGGAAGGAATACTGTTATCCCAAGTTTCTTCCATCAAAAAATCAGATTCTTCTTTATAAATCTGACCTAAAGTTTTCGCATTATTTGTTTTGGCGTTAGCGATTCGCCGTGCTGTCTGTAAGCTTGGCATCACCAACACCCCCTTCAAACATCTGCTTAATATAATTATGACTATCTAAAATAGCCCTACGAAATGTCATGTAATCAAACTCATCGGATACGGCTTCGTCATAAGCAGCTTGCAAAGTAGCCATTAATGTGACCATAATTCCATTATTATTAAATAGAGTCTTTGTTCCGCTAAATTTGAACATAACATTCTGAAAAAATATAAGAAAAGCCTCATCGTTCTCAAATATTTTTTCTTCTATTCGATTATCCTTATAAAGTAATAACTTATGAACATCGTTATGCATCGCATGTGCAGCTTCTTTAATTTGTCTTTTAGTGAACGAACCATATATATATTCCATAGTTATTCACCTCGCACATATGAGTTATTAATATATCCATGACTTGCAAGTTTTCTACTGAATTCATGTTGTAATGTATCCAATCTACTCTGCATATCTTTATATGGATTCTGTATGTTTTTTTCTTCTTTTGTTCCTAAAACTCTAGCAGTAAATTTTGCAGAGTCAACCTGTGGTTTTAACCATTCAATTGTCATTCCAAGAGTGAACAATCCTATAACATATTCTTTATCTGCAAAATCGCTAACAGGATATTGCATCTCAAATTCAATCTGTTGGATTTCGTCATCCATATTAAATGAAGCGAATTTTCTAATAACTCGTTCATCACCTGCAACCATGCGCAAGCGTTCAGTCCATGTTTCATTAAGATCGTTTTCGTCAAGAGAAAGTTCTTTCATATCTGAAATTCGTCCTCTTGTTCGTGAAAAAATTGTTTCGTATGGAAGCGTCATTGTGAGCCTCCTTTACTATTCCTGAACTAATGTAAGTAACATTTTTGTACCAAAAATTTCATCAAGAGCCTTAATTTTGTGAACTGAATCAAGTGCATGAGATTCAATCATTGTAGAAGCAATACCTTTAAGGGCTTCCTTTGCACCTTTTGGAAGCTTTTTAATTGTTTCTGACATCTGCGGAACAGGAAGATTTAAAATCTCATTTAAGTCACTTGTTTCATACATGGACTCATATAAGTCTTTTACAGACTTATTCTGTTCAACAAAATCTTCATCCTCAATAATAATTCTTGGTGAATAAATGTTTACATCTTCACGAGTTCTAACGAGATAAATTAAATCTCTATATTCAACATCAACTACATCTCCACAGTCAGCCCAGCTATAAAGGATATGCGAACGTGCTCCTTCAATATAAAGCCCACCACTTACTAATGAACGACATGAAACAGTATCTTCGGGTGAAAATGTTTTCATATCTTCTTTAACTTCTGTAGTTTTTGTTACCTTTTCTGTACTGCCAGTAGTAGCAGTAGTTTTCTTTGTATATGCCATTTCCTTTCAATTCCTTTCAAAATAGGAGAGTGGATTACCACTCTCCATATAATTAATCTATAAGTAAATCCTACAGATCCCACTCACCATGATAACGAGTCATAAGAGTTGCAACACCCATACGTCTCTGTACCTCATAAGACTGCATATCATCCTTAGTAGCACCCTTTTCGTTTACTTCAAGCTCAGTCTCTCCATAGTCAACAAACTTGATAAATCTATCATCAACTGCTGGCATGATATAGAGCTTCTTGTTATCAACGATAGGAGTAGCAAGAGACTTATCAGTAAACTTCTGTGGAATCTCCATAAGAGGTGTTCCTTCGTAGCCACCGATAATACCTGTGTTTGCTACAGACTCCTTGATTGAATTAGCAGGATCAGCCCAATCAACCTTTGTAAGAGCATTAAGAGACTTTAATGCTGTCTTAGTACCCATGATTACAACACCGCTTTCGTTAGCAGCACCAACCTTTTCGATAATTGCATCAAACTGAGCCTTTGTAGAAGCAGCTAAAGCACCAGTACCCTTGAGAGTAGCAGGAACAGGAATAAGATTTACACCATTTGCAAACTGAGAAGAAATGAGTGTCTGAACCTTCTGGATATAAGCCTTAACAACCGCATCCACGAAAGCACCCCAATCCTTACGACCAGTTAAGAAGAGACGAATATCTCCACCAACCTTGATACCATATACTGCTGTATCAACATGGTAAGACTGACCAGAACCTAAACGCTGGATGGATAAATCATGTGCATCACCGCTGACCTTACTTACAGTAAGTAATACTTCATCATCAGCCCAGAATTCATTTACGTCTCCATCTTTCATATTCTTTGACTCAACATAATTGTTGAAAAACTCATTCTCAGAAAGACCATGAGCAATCTGAGTATCAATAATTTCCTCAATTACCTCGAAGAACTGTGTTCCTCTCTCAGAATTTAACGCTCTCTTAATCTGCTTATTAGAAGAATCCTTGGTAAGTCCAAGGTATTCAAAACAAGCCTTTCTAATTGTGTCGCTAGCTTCTGCCTTAGAAATTACACGATTAGAATCGGCATCATAAATTTCACGACCTGCACCGAGGTCAAACATAAGATTTTTTACACTTGTATCTAACATTTATTTATTTCTCCTTTCTCAAAAATTAGGCTTTCTTTGTAAGCTGCATAGCGGCAGTTACACCAGAAATGGCTTTGAGTTCAACACCGTCTTTAACAGCGATTTCACCAGAAAATCCATCTGCTGAAATTTCAACTACATCACCAACTGCGAGTTCATAAGCTCTAACTACCTGAGTAGGAGCATTTGTATAGTTGCTTTCTTTCTTAAATGTGTTGCTATATGTCTCCTCGATCATTGGCACTTGGTATACAAACAGGGCATCTCCAGGAGTTACTACTTCTACATAGAAATTTCCATTATTTGCTTTACCAACGACCTTTCCTTCAAATGAAGTAGGTGCTGCTGCTTTATAAAGATCTAACTCTACGAATTCACCCTTACCAACGAACCATCCGTTGTCTACATAAGCACTTGCTGCTTCTGCTAACTGAATGTTATAAATATGCTTTCCACCATCTCTTGCGAGAACTTTAGAAGGGAAAGCCACTGCATGTTTTGCAATAGTCATCTGAATCATTTATTTTTCCTCCTTAAATTTTTGCATTAAAAAAGACACTCAATTTGAGTGTCATTACATTGATTTATATTTCTTGTTTTATTTGCTAAAAAGATTTCCGTAACGGTTATCCTTCTTAGACTTGTTTACATTAGCAAATACTTTTACGGTTGACTTTTTCTGAGTTTTATCAGTGGTAGCTGCAAAAGTTTTCATATTAGAATCCGCATAGATAAGTTTTGCTTCCTTCTCTAAATCTTCGAGAGAGTAGTTATCCATATTTGTATACAGTTTCTCAAAATCCTTATTAATGAAATTTCCTTCTTCATCTTTTTCAGAAATAGAAGCAAAGTTTTCATTTGCAAGAATTTTCTCACGTTTTGCATGAAGTTCATTCTTTTCTGCTGTCTCCTTAAACTCTTTGAGTGCAGCGTAGTTTGAACGCATAGACTGTAACTCTGCAAATTCACTATCTGTTAAAAGTTCACGATGTAAATTGTATCTTTCTCCATCAAAAGCTACATTATCACCGTCTTTTGTATAGTTCTGACCGAAGATTTTATCACCATTCCAGTTCTCATATGTAAAATGATCATCGTAAACAGCGTTGATAAAGTACCACTCATTATCAGCATCTTCATATTCAGATAAAAGCTGGTAAAGTGCATATCTTGTATCTTCATGACTGATTTCATATGTACGAACAATCTTTTCAAAAGTCTGACTTTCTCCTTCATTACCATCTGGATCAGAAACTCCTTCACCATCACCTTCTCCATCATTGGAAGGCTCACCAGATTCTCCGCTACCTGAGTTGTCTCCTTCTGAATTGTCATCATCGAACATCTCAGCGAATTTTGCTTCAAGTTCCTCATCTGACATTTCTGTATAGTCGAATGTTACATCTTCAGCAGTCTTACCATATTTGGCAAGTAACTCTTCAAATTTTGTCATTTTGTTATTTGTTCCTCCTTCCTTTGATTTTTGATTTATATCAAAACTCTCAAGAATATTAGTTAATTTCTCTAAAGTTTCAACCAATTTGTTGTCTGTGTTAAATGTTACTGTTTCTGCATTTACAGCGAAATCTTCAATTTTAAAATTACTTCCTGCCATACCAGGGGATACATCCTTTGACAGAAGAGTAAGACCTGATACATAAAAATCATCTAACTGCAATGTTTTATTAGCAGTATTAAATGATAACTCCCTAATGCATAATTCCACCGAACAATCTACAGTTCCACGTCTATTAAGAATCTCAATAGCGTCCTGACAATACTCATCGTATAAATAACCATGCAAAACTGCACGATTTACGCCAGCATCTTCATCATATTCAATAGTAGTCTTTGTGCCATCAATAACGCCGATAGGCTGTTCTTCGTATACAACTTTGTCGTTACCATCTTTGTCAGTAGTCACATAATAATCATGGCTACCGAAGTCTAATTCATTATCTGAATTGGTAGTGATATGTGCTAAGATTGGACGAAAGTTTGCTGATGGGACATTTTCATTAAAAGATTCTTCGGAGATTTCCGATTTATTGAGATTGACATGATCGTGAAATGCACGACTGACGAATGGAGTAAGAGACTCTTTATGTTTATCTTTATCTTTAGAAGTTTTTTCAAAATTACCATTCATACGAACCATAAGTTCTTTACCGAATTCATTACTATCAAAATGAGCAAAATTATTTTTTAGACAGAACTCATACAGCTCATCAATAGACATAATTCGTCTTTTCTTCTTTTTTGGCATTATTTAACCTATTCCTCCTTTCTTTGTTGATATACCACTCAAAGCAGGAGAGTGGTTAGAATGTAAGCATATTGCTATACTGAATTTTTGTTATATCTATATCATTTGAAAACCGAAACTTTTCAGCATTCAAAAATACATAAATACCATTAGAATTTTGCACCTGTTGATATCCTTGCTTAGATAAGAGAGTAGCAGTAGGGATATCTTGGGTTGTTATAAATTTCTTTTTCATAATCCATCTACTCCTTATTTATTGTTCTTATCTTGGTCTTTCGTCTTGAGTCCTTCATCACTTAAATCTGATTGGTCTTTCTCTTGACCACCACCTTGGTTATCACCAGATTGTGTATATGATGTGCTAAATGGTTTAAGCCTTTCGCCAAGATTCAGACAGTCTTCCTCTAAGAAATTCATAGCAAGAGTATCTTTTTCAGATACACCGTTTAATGTGTTGTATAAAATCTTGTTTGGAAGTCCATTTTGGCAAGACTCAAGGATTGATTTCTTAAAATCATCCTTCTGATAAATAGAGACATCAAAGAATTTAACTTTACAAGGTTCGGATATCCAAGTCGATAAAAGTCGATTTACAATCGCTTGAATCTGTGGAATAAGAGTCGAAATAGAAAATGTAGAATCTGCAAGTACGCCATATTTAAAGGCAGTAGAGTTAGAAGCGGAGTTTAGATTTAATATCTGAGCACCACCAGCCGTATTGAGGATTTCTTTTGTAGCTTTTTCAACTTTTGTAACATCGCCAGTTGCATCATCTGGAAAACTAATTTCATGTAATTCACCAGGAACAATAGCAGCAGAGATATAGGGTGGCAATGCCTCTTCAAGCATACGATTGAAATACTGGATCATTATATCTGGATTAACTGCCCAATCATCTACATCATTTCCCATAGTTTTCATTTCAAGCCATACTAATTTATAAATATTAGCTGCCTGTTGAACTGCCTGATAATCAGAAGCATCCATAAGGTCAATTAGTGATAAGAATATAGGAGTGAGCACAGGAACAATTGTTTCCCAATCCTCTGACCTGAATTTAATACAGACATTATATTCTTCTGGAATTAGCTGATATTTTTCGTTTGTACTCTGATATGTGTTCCACATAGTATTGAATGGTTCACCCCAATATTCTAATAACTCTGAATTTCGCTTAAAGTAACTCATATCCATTGCACATGCGAATGAGCCATCAGGAAATACACCTGCAATTCTCATATACGATGGATCAAGTGGAAGAATAAACATTCCCTGTCCCTCTGTGTAATAAGCACATCCATAAAATGCATCTTCTCGAAGTGTTATAGAAGCAGCTTTACGAAACTCATAATTTAATCCGAGAGTATCTACAACATCGACTGTTTCCTGATACTTTTGTAAAGTGGATTTTACATCGTTATTATCTGAAATTATAAATGGAGGAACGATATTTCGAATTGATAAATCAATCTGATTTGCATAATATTTGCAAAGACGATAGTAGATTTCTGAACGATAATAAAGATAGCGAGATAAACTTCTAAGACTTGCTTCATTGGAAGAAATATTCTTAATATAATCTTTTACATCTTCCTTTGAATAATTACTGATTGTAGTGTATGTTTTAGATTTCTGAATATCTCGAAGACTTGTAATTGCACTTGTTGCATCTTCGTAACGTTCAAGTCTACTTTTATTTTTCTCATACCATTCACGCATTTCATTTGCGGTTGGCTGTTTTGGAGTAGAAGAAGTAGTTTTCTTCTGTGAATTATTTACTTTAGCAGGTGCATTAGAATTTGCATCTACTTTCTTAGGTCTAGGCATATTTGATAATGCACCTCCTTAATTGTATTTTGCTTTACGGATTGTAAGCTTGTTTATAAAACTTGTTGCATCCTCTATTGGACGTTTTTTATTTGTAATAGCTTTCCTACGTTCACACATGAGAGCGTAAGAAGCCATACACGCCGTATACGCACGATCATCGTGGAGCTTATTAGCTTTCTCAGGCGTAAGTTCAAATGAATCTTTTCCAGAATCTCTTTTCTTACGAACCATATTTACAAGTTCTTCTTTTAAAGCATCAATGTTAGCAAGTGCAATTTCATCTTGCCAATCAAGCTTTATAGTTTTTGTATTAACTGATTCAATTTTCTCTAATTCTTCATTAAGCTTAGTTTCAAATTCTTTCTCATTAACTTTTTGCTTCCTGAGTTCGGTAGAAATTCTTTCTTTCTCTTTAGCCAGCTTCTTTTCATCAACATCGAAAACAGTGAGATAGCCTTTGTGATCATATTGTGCGGTAAAGCTGATTTTATCTTGATTCATTAATTCAATCATTGCTTCATACATTTCAGATTTGTAACCAGCAGGAGACATAAGATGCACTTTGTCTACTGCATTAGGAAATTTCTTAACATAATCAGCAGAGTATTCCTTATCAATTAATCCTCTGTGAACAATACCAGCAGAATCCGTCCAATCTGGCATCAAATAATCTGCTATATTAACCCCTGATCCGCCGCTACCTGCATCAATGTATATACCAACAATATTCCCATATGCGTCAGCTCCACCATTGTAATCAAGAATTACTTTTTTTAAATATTCAATCTGATCTGGTGTCTGCATAGGAGATTTTATTTTTTTACCAACATCAACAAGATTAATACAATTTACCAATCTCATTCTTGTATCAATGCTTCCATCAACTTGTTCATATTCATAAATTTCTCCAACAAGAATTACTGAATTATCACGACTTCTAGCAGGATCATATGTGATGACGAATTTTTTATCACCTGTATCATTGTAAAGAAGAGGTTTTCTTGTTTCTTCGTTTCGTGTAATAACACCTCTACGAATAATTGCATCAGTGCCAGCATCTGTAGTAAAAATACAATAATACTCACGTCTTGCTTTTTCTGGATTTGTTCTCATTTCCGATTCAACAGTATTTCGAGATAGAAGAGGGGTGACTAATTCTCCCCTAAGAGTTGGTTTAAATGCTTGTTCGCAATCTATATGTAAAACACAATAATCTGGATTTCCCATAATTTGCTGTTTAGAAAAGTCACGATACAGTCTCCAAAATTGAGTATCAGTTGAAGAAGCTGAACTTATATAATATTTCTGATATGACAAATCTCGTGGTAAGCACCTTTGACGAATAGGATCTATTGAATTACCATCTACATCTTTACCAGTTTTTAAACTTTTATTTACAACGGCAAATGCACCATATACATTCATCATTTCATCAGATAAGAAACCACTTTCATCAAAAATTACTGTGCCTCGCATACCTCTCTTGGCATCTATATTTCCGTTCAATGTCCTAGTCATAGATCCGTTATAACATGAATAGGAAAAACCATTGGACGAGTGTGAGAATCCGTCACCTGCTGCATTTTTGATTTCTATCTCATTCTTGAATAAAGAACCAGTTGAACCATAAAATGTATCAATATTATCATTAGCGAGTCGTTCCAAAGTAGTGAAAGTTTGTTCAGCCTGACCACCTGTACCGCTTGCAATATATGTCCATACATTACAAAAACACATATCTTTAGACATAATCTCAAGGTCAATAACTGTACTTTTACCATATCCACGAGTACATACTGCAAGTACATTTGGGCAAACCCAACTTCTTTGTACAAGAAGTGCTTGCCCATCTAAAAGTTCTATATTGAAAAAGAGATCTATAGCTTTTACTGGGTTGCATTGCAGATATTTTTGGATTTCAGCGATTTGAATATAAGATTCAATTTTACGAGAAGAAATAGAGTAACCATGTGGTTTTACATATATTCCGTATTGATTATAAAAATCCTTATCATAATCAAAAATTTCATTCTGATAGTAATTCATAATCATTTGTTTATTCTGATTCATTTTCAACAACCTCCTTTGATTCTTCATCAGGAGATTCTTTCTCTTCGTCAAATTCCGCAAAAACAGAATAAACATCTTTTAAATCTTTTAACTGTTCTTCGTTTAGTAAATTATTTTCTTTTAATGTATCCCTCAAATCAAGATTTTCTCTCAATAAGATTCTATTAATTTCTTGATAAGCATCCTTTTCTTTACGAAGACCAGTATTTACAACACGCATTTCAGAAACCATATCTGACCATTCAGATTCGTCAAGTGCCAATTGCTTCATAATAGAAGCATCACTGATTTCCTGAACTTGTTGCATACCTCTACAAGTATCAATGTCAAAACCATTGACTTCACCACTTCGTAGGTTAAGACTCTTAATTTTTTTGATTTTACCAGTCCAAGTATTTTCACCTTTTTTAGCATTTTTATTGTGCTTTAATGAAATACAACTGTCTTGAGCAAGACTTGTAATAACCGAAGTTATTTTACCTTTACTTTCTTGTAGGGATTTAATTGTTGCAGAATTGCGTTCAATATTAGAAATATCACACATTAATTTTGATATGGTATCATCAATTTTAGATTGTTGTAAGAATCCACGAACAATAGAGATAGCGGAAGAGGTACGCATCATGTCTTCATTTGCATCTTCACTAGAATCTAATAGACCTAATAACTGAGAATATAAAAATGGTTGGTCGGCTATATCCTCTTTTTCAAAAGGATCATAGCTGAGTAATCGAATAACATCATTCTTATTTTTTAAGAAACTATCATATGTATCCAATCCTGCGTGAGACTCAATAAGTTCCTCCTCGGTTGTTTGTTCCTTTGGTGCCTCGTCCTCGACTGCGTGATTATCAAAAATATCCGAATCTTTAAATGTCATGGTGTTATATTGTCCCATAGCCACATTCTTTACATATGAATAATAACCATTGGAACGGACTTTACCTGATGCTAAATTTTCTGATTCTTGAATACTAGCATCCCATAATTTTGATAAAAAAGGCTTATTAAGATACCTCATTGTTTCGATTACAGAGTTTTTATCAGGCTCATGTTCAACCTTGTCCTTCCCAATTTTAAGGGCTATCTTCCTTGCACAGTCTTTACAAATTGGAGTAAGACCACTTTTATTCATTGGATCTGTACTTACATAAAATTTATCCCTTGCTTTATGTGTATCACACATGTAACACCAAGCACCTTCTTTAAGTAACTTGATTTTCTCTTCCTGTGTTTCAACTTTCTTCTTTAATTGTGCAGCCGTTAATTTTGTAGGCTGTGTTTCTTTTGTCGTAACCAAACTAACGACCACCTCCTTTTATTCCAATATAAAAAAGCCACTTCATACGAAATGACTTCTCGTAATTTCCAATATTTCCAATGAAAGTGCAATTTACTTCACTTAGCACACCCACTGCGCATCGAACACAGGTTAGAAGTTTTGGAGACTTCATTCTTGCCAAAAGATAGGTGCATACGCCGTGTTAGGGATTCGAACCCCAAAGACTTTTACATCCAGACTGTTTTCAAGACAGCACCCTCGACCAATCGGACACACGGCATGAGCGTAGTATATAGGACTTGAACCTATGCACCGAATAAACGATGACCTCTGATTAGCAATCAGGTGCAATACCAACTCTGCCAATACTACATAACAAAAGAGCCACTTCCAAAGGAAATGACTCTTTCTTTAAAAATTATCTTTCTCTAAACTAAATGAAACTATTTTCATTACGACTTTATCAGAATAATCTGCGTAGTTGTTGCCTACGGATAATTTAATAGGACGGTAGTAAGTGTTGAGCTTACACACCTAAGTTTCGTATGCATCCAAATAGGCTTTCACATCAGGTTTACCGCACGAAAAGATTTCGGTGAGAGTCGAACTCACGCCCTCGGAGTTGCAGTCCGATGCCTTAACCAACTTGGCTACGAAATCATAAATAGGGCATAACGGACTCGAACCGATACTCATGGAATGAAAATCCATTGTCTTACCTTTTGACTAATGCCCCATATTTAGGGTGGAAAAGTACCACCCATTATAAATTACTCAGACCAAACAAGATCTGTTGTATAAGCCAATGTATTAATCGGAGTAAATTCTGTTACCTTGTAAGAAGCTAAAAGCTCAATACATTTCTTCTCTAATTCATCTTTATTTTCTGTAGAATATTCAACAGTTTCATATTCGCCAGTCCCAACCAATGTAGTAACTTCTTTTACTTCATGGGTATCTTCATCGGTTACAGTTTCTTTCTGTTCTTTCATAATTTCCTGCTTTACAGTAAGATAACGATACATTCCTGTTTTGGAATCTTTAATAAGAATTTTATACATAGTCAGCCTCCTTACAGTACAACAGATGTTTCAGCTTCAAAATCATTTGCCAACGCTCTGATTTCTGTTAATTTTGTTGTGATTGCAGCTTTCACTTTTTCCAAGAAAAGAACTGCCATTGCCTGTCCTAATTTTTCAGGAGTATTAAACACTGTACCAAGAGAAGCAGTAGGAATTTTATTTATGTCAATAGAAAGTGTAATAGATAAATGCTCATCGAGAGTGTACTTTTTATTTACTAAATCAGAAATTGTGACCTTTTCAATAGTAGAACCGTCTGGCTCATCAGTAACAATCACAGGAATTCCTGTATCTGAAAGTTTCAAATTTCCAGAGAAGTCAATCTGGCTATATTCGATATATCTTACGAAATTATGTAACTGATTTTTCTCTGTATCAGCATCTCTTATACTATCACCCAATTCTTCGACATTTAAACTTACTGTAATTACATCTTCGTTAATTTCTGTTTTCTGTGCTAATTTCATTATTCAGTTTCCTCCTCACTTAATAAGTTATAAAATTCTTTTAATCCGCAAATCATATTTTTAATGGTAGACTTTGACAAATTACACTGTAATTGTGGTAAATTCATATCTGTATCATTTACTTTAAAAACAAGACAATTGTTATCAAAATCAATACTCATACTTGCTTTTGTCTGATTTCCAATAAGCATCTGTAAAGCTTTTAAAGTTTTACAATTATCACTTGTAATACTTAATACGTCACCAATTTCCAAGTCGTTTTCAGTAACTTGTAAATAAGCCATTATATGTACACTCCTTTCTTTTATTTTTTCGTTTTCCTTTTAATCATTAGGTGTTAGGTGGGATTTGAACCCACGATATTCAGAACCACAATCTGACGCTTTAACCTACTAAGCTACTAACACAGTGACTCTATTGGGAATCGAACCCAAATCTTCCGATAGACAGTCGGGTATAATTACCTTTATACTATAGAGCCATAGCTGACTCGGTGGGGCTTGAACCCACAATGCCTCGATTAACAGCCGAGTGCTCTACCATTGAGCTACGAGTCAATATTAAAGCATAGTAGGAGAAGTGATGAAGTTCTCTCCATATTAGCCATCAGCTAAAAATGTTTAAAACTACTATGCTACAATAAAATCAGCATAAAGCACTAACTAGCTGATATTGGACTGTACACATCCAGTTTTTTAGAATTAGGTCGCTTATCCGCAACCTAATTCATGCTTCCACATTTTACTCATTCCTAACTCGTGTGTCTTACACGTCAAATGCATGATATGTATATGAGCAACCGTTTACCATATTATTCTCCACATATTTTCAGTCTTCGGAGCAAAGACCTCTCGATAAGATTTCATGTCTCTTATCCGTCAATTAAGGTTCTCATTAACGCAGAGAAGCACGAACATCTTCTCATTTCTAAGGCTGAGAGTCACCGAAGATCCTAGATGTTGGTAGGATAGATATTGTCTTACAATGCTATGTGAATAGCAAAGACCAAGATGTGATACTTATATATTCTCTGTTTTATAGTGGAAAAATAATGTTAGACGAAAGCTTCATCAGTATCTTCTACAAATCAGAAAGTGATTTTTGTTCTACTTGTTTTATTTCTCCATCAGCAAAATATTTCGCAAATTGCTCATCAGCATCAATATCCTTGTACACTGATACCATATCTAGCGAACTCCAACCGACTAGCATCTGAATCACATCATCAGGAAGTCCACTTCTGGAACAAGAAGTTGTAAAGAAATGACGAAGACTGTGGAAATAAAAGTCTTCTCCTAAATGCTTACTGAATGTATCAGCCCAGCTATCAAGAGTGCTTGAATCCATAGGTTCATCTATATATCCTCCATTTACTTTCTTTGGAAATAACCATTCTGATTCAATTCCGTGTTCTTTTCTATAATTCATCCACAAATCAAAATATGGCTTAAACGGTTTTGCAAGTGTATATACCGTCAACATTTTGCCCCTAGAGCCTCTTCCCTTTGTTTGGATCTTTTCAGGTGTCTTATATAAAGAACCGTATATAATATTTTCGTCATCGAAATAAGATACTTTGAAACGTGGTAATTCACTCTTACGTCTGCCACTAAATGCAGCCAATGCTAAAATACAAGCCTTGTCATATTTTCCTTTTTCAACCCAATAATCAAGCATTTCCTGCACTTGTTCATCGGATAGTACAGTTTTCGTAAATACTTTTTCATTTGCAGGATTTTCAATTTTGCGTATAATCGGTTTAAAATTCTCATATTCATCATCCAATATAGCTTCGACATAATTTGAAAGTGATGAGAGAGTAGACTTCACCCTACGCATCCTAGCTGGCGACCATTTATATTCAGTAAGGCAAAAACTCTGATAACGAGCAATATCCCTCTTAGATAAATCAATAAAGAATTTGTTGTCACAATGCTGAAGTAAATACACCCAGAAAATGTAAAGGTCACGTCTATATGCATTGATTGTATTTGGAGATCTATCAACTGAACGAAGATAATCCAAAAAGTCATTTCCTAACTCTACATTCTCTTTATTACACTGAGCCAATAATTCATCAGTAACAATATTGTTATGCTGTATTTTTCTACCCATTAAATCTCACTTCCTTTCAATATAACAAAAGAAGCGAGATAGTAGTGGACTAAATCGCTTCTTTAAAATTAACTAACTAATTTCATAACCCAATTGTTATAATTTTCAATAATCCATTTTCTACCTTTTTCAGTCCATTTTAGACAAGGTGAAGAATGTTCTTGTGTGTAACTCTGATAGTCAGCATATCCATCAGAAATTAACCATTCATAATCTGCATAAGGACACCAAGTACCTGACTGGTTTTTGAAAATGATTTTATTCATATTCATAATTTTATTTAATTTTGTAGCACTCTTAAATCCTAAGTCCTTTGCAATCACAGTTGTGGTAATAAGACCTTCTTTATTCAGAACATCATCATGGTATTCAACTTTTGGCTTTTGTTCTTTAATTTCTGCAACAAGCGGAGCAGTAGCAATCTCAACAAGTTTGTTGTGTGCATAAGCCACCTCACTTGCATCTTTACTAAATAACATAAGTTTGTATTTTTCTTCTTCTGTAAGCTGAGTATTTGATTTAAGCTTTTCTTCCATTTGGTTAAAAGCATTTATGTATTTTAATTTCCATTCAAGTGCTTCTTTTCCAGTAAAACCCATACACAACAAAGAAAATCCATCACGATTCATATCAAAACACCGATAATTTTTTCCACGACTATTTGTATATGTAGTTTCCCTAAACATTTCACTCCACAAAATTGTGGAGTCAGATTTAATAAGATTATCAATATCTCTTAAAACAGAATCATGTCGCTTACCAAATTTTTCTGCAACTTCACGACTACTTGCCAATACTTGACCATTTTCTTCTTTTAAAATAATTTCATCCATTTGAATTTCTCCTTTTCTAAAAATATTTTCTAGTAAAAAGAGAGGATTTACTGACGTTTCACAACGTGTACCTCCCCGCTAGTTAGTGCGATAGGAACATACCCTATACATGCGCTTCACTAACGAAGGTAGAGATAGGAGAGCAGTGCCATCCTATAAAACTCTTTATTGAACTATCCGTTCAACCTATTTATTTATTCTCTGTTTCCATTCACAAAAAACATCAAAAGTCCTCCCACTTGGTAACGCTCCAAGCCGATCCGAAGACGACAGTTTTACAGACTGCCCCACATCTTTAGTGGTCTATGAGAGGATACAAAAAGAGTGTGCAGCATACACCACACACTCTAAATAATCTAAAATCCAAAAGCCTTTAACATTTTCTGAATATCTTCATGACTTAAATCATCGCTAGAGTAGTAAGAATAACTCATATAAGAGTCGCCATCTGACCTACTAGCAGTAAATCCGTGAGTATTTCCATCTTTGTCTTTAGAAGTGTGTAAATAAGTCTCATCATGTGTAGGACAGTTTTCACAATCACCATCGCAGTTATCTTCCTGACCAAACAGAATAACTTCCTTATCCTCGTTTACACAATAATCAATAATATCCTGCTCAATATCACCATCCATATCAATGTAGAAAATATCTGTTTTATCAAGAACTCCAAAGTCCTCGATAGGGATAACAGTGATTACACAATTATCATCAACTGATACAAGATATTCGTCTATATTCATATAATCTACAAGATCAATCTCTTTAACACTTGTTTCATCAAGCGCAAGAAGTTCCTCCATGATATACTCAGCATTTTCTTTATTTACAATTACACCAACTGTTTTATCAGTATGATATAATCTATTGATATAAATAGAGATAATGTCATCAACCTTATCCTCAAGATCAATCATCTGAATGTCTTCATATTTATTTTTCTTCAAACAATTCACGACCTTTCAGATTAGAGCTGCTTTGCAGTCTTTGACATCTTAAATGTGATCTCGTCATGCTGTGGAGTTACATATTCCTCACCCTTGCGATCACCCATCATAATTTTTCCTCTACGCTCTGGAACTGTCTTAACTTTAAATTTACCAAGCTTACCAACTGCAACTGATTCTGCGTGGTTTGCTGTTAATGTCTCTGTGATTACATCAGCAAAAGCATCAAGAATAACTGCGATATCCTTCTGTGAAGCTCCCTCAACTTTATTTGCTACTGCCTTTAATACCTCGTTCTTTGTCATTTTAATTTTCTCCTTTTTCTCAACCATTTGTTATTTTTTAATACAAAAGAGGGTAGCGTCTCATTTGAGTGCACTCCCTCTGATACATACAATTGTGACAGTAACATCACAATTTCTATACAATCGGACTAATTAAAAGTAGAAAATTAGCCCAATTTTCATAGTTACTTATGCATAATATAAAAACCAAGTCACTCGTACTTGGTCTACTTTGTCTTGAAATCAGTAATAATTCTTGTCTTGGAATCAATAATGTCACCATTTGAATCCAACGCAAGATACATAAACCCGTTCTGATTTGGAATTATAAGTTTACCGTTGTTATAATCTAACTTATCCAAATCACACACGCAACCTTGCTCATACATTTTTATTCCACCTTGAGTAAAACTTCCTACTTTATGGGTATGAGCCATTACGATTCCAGTAAATGTGCGATCTACACGCAAGAAATAATTGACTGCCTTTTCTGTTGTTTTTAACATACCAGATGAATAATTTAATGGATGACAGAAAATTACATTACCTTCTTTTATCCACCATTCTTTATCATAAACGATTTCAATATTTGAATCTTCAAACACTTCACGAATAGAAGAGTATTGTGTCTGGGTTTTATTTCTTTCATCATTAACTTTAAATCCATCGTCTACAATCATTCCTAGCGGATCTGTTGGAATGATGCCAAGTAATTCATTTGATAATCTATCAGAACAGTATCTTTGCATACGGTATTCATGATTTCCAATCACAAACATTACCTTTTTAGGTGTAGTCAAATTGATTAAATCAATGATATACTGTCTTCCTAAAACAAGTTCTTCATCAAGATTTACTTTGAATTTTTTAGGAAATGCAGAACATGAAAAACAATCCAATAAATCACCATTGACTATTAAAGTGTCTACAATTCCCTTATAGCTTGCAAAAATATCAATAGGTAAATTAAACGGAATATGAACATCTGACACACATAAAATTCTTTCAGATGCACCCTCGCAGTTGTGAATATAATTATCATACTCTTCATATCCAACAGCCTGTTTTCTAAGCTGATCTGGTGTAATATTCAATCCAAGCATATCTCGAATTTCAATCCAATCCATATCTGTCTCTTTACGTTTCTTTGCAAGGCAACATCTTAATTTCCATTCAAAATCTGTTTCATTTTCCAATCTATGTAAATCTATTATAGTGTCCACCTACTCTCTATTAAGTCTCTGTAGGCTCGTCAAGATCTTCCTCGTCCTTGACTTTTATATTAATCTCAATAGCACCACTATTGAAATCCGAGAGAAGTGTAGAAAGTTTTTTCTCCTCGCCATCCACATCAACTGTCATATTATCAGTATCAAGAATTCCTGCTACCTTCATAGCAGTAGTTGTAGTTTTCTTATAAGCAAAATTTGCCATTTTTCAATCTCCTTTTTCTCCAATAAAATAGGAGAGCAGTGCGCCCTCCTTAAAATAATTCCTCAATATCTGTAATAATGTGGTCAGCTACACCTTTTTCAATAATTTCGTTAGCGTCTAACCACCAATTTTTACGATAATTCTTGTCATATTCACTTTCAGTAATTTTTGTATTACTTAAAATAAACTGTTTTGTGTCTTCCTCGATTTTCTTAGTTCTCTCTAAATCATCAAGTACCTTGCCAGTATCTCCGTAGCTACCCGTAGAACCATCATGAATAAGTGCTTCGGTAGACGACAGGATATATCTGTTACCCCTTGGGATACCCATAAGCAAAAGTCCTCCTGCGGAGTAACATTTACCCATTCCAATAGCATAAACTGGTGTCTTAGAAAGATTACAGATATTAATAAGCTCGTTTATTGCATTAAGAGAACCACCATTTGAATTAATCCAAATCTTAATTGGCTTTCTTTCAGTAATTGCTATATCCTTGTCTTCTCTATTCCATTCAACTATTTCCTGAGTCCATTCTACAATTCCATCATCAATATCTTGATTGATGAGAATTTCACGATTATTTAATCGCTTATAATAATCAACAAGAGTCGGATCTGCAAGTTTATAATTTGCTTCACTTCCTAAACTATCAAACTCTAACTGTAAATAATCTTTATTCATAGGCTATTAGCCTCCAATTTCGTAATATTTCTCTATAATGAGATTTTTGTACCGCTATTAACAGCAACAACTTTTGTAGATTTAAGACAATCAGATATTGCATCTTCTAAATCATGTTTAAACTCAATTTTATTTGAATCACCATGAACTAAATAAATCTTTTCACAATTTATAGATTTGTAATAATTAATCATATCTTGTCGTTGCATATGACTAGAAAATGACTTTAAATCGTAAATCTGTGCTTTATTCTTAAAAGGCTTACCATTAATATTGATTGTCTTGTTATCTTTACCATGTTTTATTTTCCATGCCAAAGTATCTTCGCCTGAATATCCCATAAATAAGATACAATCAGATTCTCTTGGTAAAATACTTTGGCTCCACTTAATTGACCTCCCTGCTGTCAACATTCCTGAACTACTAAGAATAACTTTTGCTCCTTTATCAGCAATTGCAGCTTTACTATTTTCAGGCTGAATAATTCTCTGTACATTCTTCCATGACATCATTTCATCGAATAATTCTTTTTTATCACCTTCAAGAATAGAAGAGTAACAATCTAACAATCTATTCGCTAATGGACTATCAATTAAAATTGGTACTTTGAAATTTTCATCTTTTCCAAATAAGGAATATAAAATCCATAAGATATATGGAGTTCTGTCAAGTGAAAATGACGGAATAAGAACTCTTGCGTTGTTATCAACACAATATTGTTCTATAACAGACTTGATTTTTTCAATGTCTTTTTTATATGTTTCTTTAGTGCATTGTCTATCTTTACTGCAATAAGTGCATTCCATTATTGCAATATTAGCTGAAGATACAGATTTAAAATCTTCGACAAAAACTCTTGTATCTTGTGTGGCAATATTGCCGAGGTCACTCGAAAACAGAATTTTTCTGGTGCGTGAAGAACCATTAATATATACTTCACATTGTTTGGATAGAAGAATATGTCCTGCATCAGTATATCTAATAGCAAGTTCATCAGATAAATTTACTATTTTATCAGAATCAATTTCTTGAACAAATTCAAGCGTTTTATATACAATATCTTCAGTATAAAATGGCTCATAATTTCTTTCATTTTTAAGATTTATGACTTCAATATCTCTGCAATTAATATATGAAGAATCAAGCCACATTTCTTTTAAAATCGAAGTTGAACCTTTAGGTACAATTATTTTTGCATTACATTTTCCACGAGCATATAATGTTGGAATCATGGCTATATGATCTGCGTGAAGATGTCCAACAATAATAAATTCGACTTCTTGTGGTCTTACTTTTTGAATATATTTCATATTGGCTCTGTAATTTTCAAGTACAGTATGATTACCTTGTATCATTCCACATTCAAAAAGATAACAATGTTCAGAAGTTTTTATTCGAGTACAACTACCAGTAACACCTTCGGCATTGCCTCCAATGATTTCTATTTTTACTTCATGCTTTTTCTTTGCGATGATTTTCACCGCCTTTCATTTTATTTTGGCATATTACTTTACATATTTGTCTTCAATATAAATTTTATGAGCAGTAATAGAAACACCAATATGTGCGTAATTTGTTTTTAAATAGTTATTGTCTCCAAGATTATTATGTTTGCCATAATTATATTTCTTGACATCATAATACCCACATGAATGAATACCTTGCTCAGATCTGTTTCCTGTCTGATGACATATGCCAATAACACCACTAGAAATTAATCTGTCTAAATCTTTTTTACTAATAAGCTTAATAATTTTCACATCCTTTAATTTATTTCCTACGATAGAGTAGGATAGTAGTTGGAACTGTAGGATTTGAACCCACGACAAACTGGATATAATCTAGGTGCTCTGCCAGACTGAGCTAAGTTCCAAAATAAAAAATCCCATACCGAAGTATGAGATCCTTACATTTTACATGCGCTGAGATTATACGCACATTCAGAAATCTTTACGAGCATTATGTATTCTCTCGTTATCCACCATATGCTGCTAATGCACACATATAGTATTTCCCACGATTGCCTTGCTTATAGAGTGGCTGATCTCTATTTCTACGTAGCTACTCTGATTTGTCCCATTCTTATAGTTGCAGACATACGAATTGAACGTATTCCTCGTGGATATGAGCCACGTATGCTTCCTTTACACTCGTCTGCGATATTGTTTTATTGGATAATATTTGAGAATAATCGGCAACCATACTACAAGAACTGTAGTACAGTCACCGACACATATAAGAAGAGGAGTACAATATGAATATGTACCAATCTTAGAAATGATCTTTAGAATTGTCCAGAACCGCCAATGAATTAGTAGCGATGGAATCTCTTAGATTTTATCAGTTCACCAAATAAGCTAATTATCCGTAGGTTTACCAACCTAACATTAAAGTTAGCATTTATGGCTGCTTGCACCACATACATTGTCTCTATGGACTTTATTGCCTCAGTATGATACGAGATCTAAATCACTGTTCTGAATTTAATTTGTGTTATATTATGTCCGTATAGGACGTTGTTCTAATGTCTCTCGACAAATTATATATTCTCTGTTTTATCAGCCAAGAAAAGCTGATTTCATTCTAAATCTGCAATGCCACTCAAAAGAGTAGCAAAGCAGACATACAAAGATTGCCGGTTTGTTTCTTCCATGACAATCGTTTTTGTATCATATTTTTGTAAATATTTCACTATATCTACATTTAAGAAAAACGAATTTTTTGTGAAAATGTGCCAAAAAGCCTTATAAATCAAGGATTTTAGAGTAATAGGCTTTTATTCCAAAATCGCCTTTCTTCTTTGTTTACATTGATTTACTTGTTTTAATTTTATTTCATAAGCGCATTTAGAACAGTACTTAGTTGAATAATCATTCTTACTTTTGATTCTAATTTTTCTTCCACAACCAGGATTGGAACACTGCTTATAACCCTTTTTAAAATTCCCTATGTACTGATTGCCAATATTCTCAAATTGAGTTACTTTATAAGCAATATCATCATCAGTGTCTCCTAAATCTATTTTGATATTAAGATTATTCACCTTTTTCCCAAAATGAATATATCCATTACTATATAATTCATGTAATAATTCATTCTTTTTATCAGATGAGAGAGTAACATTGGCAAGTTTAAATACTTCTGAAAGACCTTTTGAGTCTTTTTTATTTATCCATCCTTCACTATTCATATATCTTGCAATAGCAAATAATGTAAACATAAATTTCTTTTGGCGATCATTTGGAAGAGACTCCACGACTTTTAATTCTTTTTCATAGATAGGAACATACTCAAGTTCCCTAAAGAGATTTTTTGATTCTGAATCATATAAATCAGTACATGTTTTTTTGATTTTGTTAGCATATCTATATTCCTGATATCCTTCAATATTAAATTCAAGCATCTTTGCTTTGACTGTATCAATTAGAATATTTGGATCTTTACCTCTATCAAAATAATACTTAGCAATCAATGTTATTAGATATCCATTCGAGATATTGTCTGGTTTATTGCCAGACGCTAATATCTCTCTAATATATTCTTTTTCATTCAGTATATACAACTTTTTCCTCCATTTCTTCCAAACGTTTAATAATTAGTTCTCCAATACAATCCCAACAAAACTGTCTATTACCTTTATACCCATAAGTCATATCAAGAATGATATTCATACGTTCATCATCATTTGGACATATTTCTTCAGCTTTCTTCTTAAACATTTCAACCATACTTGCACGTTGATAATATTTGTCGAATTCATCCTGCTTATCAAAGATATCAGTTCTATTTAGCTGTATTCCTTTCTCTTTTCCCTGTTTCTTTTTATATTCCTTAATGCATTCACAATAATATTGCTCAAGTTCTCGCAGAGCTTGTCTATGTTCTTCAGTACAACGTCTTTTAACCTTCAATGTATTATAATCAAATGAAGAGTCCTTATGTAATTGAGATTTGTAACCATCTAACTGACTTTCAACATATTTACAAATCTGATTCATAGAACAATTTCCTGTACCAACTGGCATTTTTCTCTCATACCAAAATAGAAAATCTTCTTGTTCTTTTGTAAGACTATCTTTATTATACAAATCCTCGATAGAACATTTGTAGATAGCATAGCACTTAGCATTACTTTCTTTGATATACTGTTTATATTGTCTTTTAGTATCATCATAAACATAAATCATAAAGTATGGCTTTCTGTATGCACAAAGCGATTGCAAATATTTATTCTCTCCGCAAGCACCTAAATTGTACCAACTGCTTTCCATCGGTTTTGCAATGATTCCCTTAATTTTGTCCAACTCATTTTGCTGATAGAGCTGACCGCATTCTATTCTATATTCTAATTCTTCATATTCAGGTGAATCTTTCTCAAAATGAGATTGAACTTCCATCATAGATGTGACATAATTAGTGATTGTTCCAACTTGATTTCCCATACCTGCTTTATTTGTCTTTTTAACGGCAGTTTCAGTGACAACAATTTTTTCCGCATTTCGTTGGACACATTCAATAGCAGGTAGGTATCTATAACGTCTTTTCATAACTGGATTATTAGTAGAAAAGTTTAGATCCGAGTCCCAATCTTCCCCATTCTCAGCCATACAAAATGAATCCCAACCGTTTATAATCATGATAGTATTCATATATTGATACCAATACTGACATTCATCCGAATTATTGATATTACACATTCGAATATTATTATGACTTGTCATTGGGCTTCTAAAGAGTACGATTTCATCTTCATTTTTATCAATCCAAAATTTTGAATAACATTCATTTGCTTTTAATAAACCTGTAACTTCCAAACCACAAAGAGATTGCATAAGAGCAAATGGATCGCCACTTGCAATCTGATAATTACCATTTACAAATAATTTGCCAATCTTCGCATCATTCATTTTTTTCTTGATATATCTATGTACAGAGTCGATTATATATGGATCTCCCAACATATATTCGCTTGTATATAAAGCACGTTGCCATGAATTTACATCAGTATTTTCATTAATACCAAGAAATTTAACGGTAGAAGAGTAGTCACCACACATAGCATCTTTTAAATAGTTGATTGTTGGTGCGCACAATTCATCAATATCTTCGTCTGTAAATTCATAAGACTGAAGATATTGGTAATTCAATTCTCTCTGTTCTTCAAGAATATGTGGTGAAATTTTTGTTACAGAAAATCCGTATCCACATTCCTTATATGCATTCACATATTGCTCAATATTATCATACGCTCCCCATAATTTAAGAGAAGACTCTGTGACAATCATTTCACATTGACGAATATCTTGCATATTTCCCCAAATATCTTCAATCATATAATTACCATTATTGTATTTTTCTATGAACTCATAAATAGGGAACGGATAGAGCATTCCTTTGAGCCATGCGTTTCTCAAGCACACGCCACCAGGAATATAATCAAGACCTAAAGATTCAGCTACTCGCTGTATATATTGTATAGTACAAAGATTAAAACCGTCAGATACATTGTTTTCAAGAGCTTTATCTTTAATAATTTCTCTTGTTGGTTCTTTTGAATCGCCACCATCATCGAGTGATATAACATCTGCAAAATATTGTGTAATACAATCTTTTACAACCAAAATTCCATGTGGATCACAAATCGGTTGTGATGCAGAACATGTTAATGCTTTGTAAGCTTCATACTTTGCAGGAACTAATTTAGTATCTGGATTTCTCTTACATTCACATAATTCATTTAATTTGTCAATGTATTGTGAATTGCAGAAGAGAAGAGTATTGTTTTTTAATCCACCAGTAGTTCCAACAAAGCGTTTATAATTAACACCATTTATGGTAACACCTTTTTTACCAGTCACTCTTGCAAAATCAGATTTTTTATCAACAACTACCTGCATAAATATCTTTGAAAAATCAATACTCCAAATAGGTTTTTCTAAAATCTTATTTGCCATTATGCGGAACTCTTGAGCTTCAAATAGTGATATGAGTTCCTGATATTTGAAAGCCTCTTCTTTGGTAATCTGTAAATCCCAATTAGAATACTTTAGTTTATTTGTTCCAATTTTAAAAATCTCATATTGAGGTACGCTAATACCAGCCATAAATCCTCCTTTTATCTTTTATTTATTATGTTTCACTTATATATTCTCCAAATGAAATTTCTATTTACTTCACAAAACTAAATAATTCGAATAAGCTTTTCGTGTTTATTTTCTTCATTTCTATCTCTTCCTTCTGTATTCTTTCTGCATTGCTTATCAAAAGCAAAATCTCTAAAAATTCGGTCTGCAACAGAAGGTGCTTTATCTTTTCGAGGGCAATCTGTACAGAAATCATATTCTGTGATTAGTCCACCATATGTATTCTGGTATTTATGGTTCTTTGATGTAATTGTTACAGTTCTGTTCATTAATTAGTTCTCCTTTACTGTTTAAAATTTTGTTCATTGCAATCAGCTCCTTTTAAGTGCTGCGTTAATGGTTTCTATATTTTATTGTTCTCTAAAAGTTCTATCTGTTTTTTTATTTCTTTATCTGAACTATATTCTTTATCAATTCTTTGACCATGTTCATCATGAATAAAATGTCTATAATCAGCAAACACCTTTGGAGTAGTAGCATATTTTTCTTTGCCATCCTTAATATATTTTTCTCTCTTCATAGGCTGACATTTTACAATTTTAAGTTCTTCTAAAATATCAACTATGCGACTAACATATCTTTCAGAAAGTCCAATATCTTCTGAAATAGTCTTAAAATATCTATAACAACATAGTGGCTTGCTATCCATTCGATTCAAATTGACACGAATATAAGAGAGTACAAGTAGAATATAAGCTGATGATATTCTTGCAGTATCAATCTCTTTATCCTTCAATTCATCTTTAAAATTTAATATTGTATCCAACTCATCAAAATAAATAATTCCAAACTTATCAGGTACATCGAATTTTTCTATATTAAGTTTTACTTGCTGATATTTGACCGAATTAGTCTTTTCTTTTAGACATTTCTCAAAATCTGGACACGATTCAAAATATCCATAATGAGAGAGAAGTGATAGAACTTCATAATATTTCTGATTTATCTTTCCATCTCTGTAATTAGGTTTCAATTTAGACCAGTGACAAAGTTCTGTTGTAGAAAATGCCACTGTGTCGTCAAGTGAACGCCTTGCACAAAGATATGAGAAGATTATTACACGTTTAGACGAGAGATCTTTATCATAAATGATTTCTCGTGGAATTTTTACATAGTTTGGCAAGACGTATCACCTCACTAAACTGCAAAGAGATTTAGTTTACCATTATTAGAATCTGAGATGTAAAGTTTAAATGATAACATTCTATCCTTTGATAAATCTAATACACCATTTTCCTTATCAATCAATAAATCATCAATTCTACCTTTTAAATAATAATCCGATGGAATATAATTGTATGCTATTTGTTTTGCCTCTTCAAAATACTTTGTTTTAATATATTTGTCACTTCCAACATTGAAATGTGTACATAAAATAGTATGTATATTTTTGTTTAAATAAGGTTTCCAAAAATTTTTATATAGTCCATCATTCGTAGAATTAAGTAATTGATTTACTCTGTTTCTGCATATTGCAACTAACTCTCTGTACATAATTGAATTTTCAGGTGATGCAATATAGTCCATTTTTTCTTTGATTTCTGAAATTTCCTTTGCCTTTGCCTCATCGCTCTCTTCAAGTATTGCAATTCTGGTATCTCTTTTTTTATTTTCATTAACCATTCTAGTTAACACAACAGTTATTCCATTTTGACCATTTGCTAATATTTCTAAATCGCTCATTTCGGTATAATTGTTATTAATAATTTCATTCATATACAATCTCCTTTTCTTCTTACTGTACGTCTACGACATAATCATTGTTATTATTTAAAAGTTTCTTCATTTCATCAGACCAATCATCAATCCTGTTAATAATATCTGTTAAATTTCCGACACATACATCACTAGAATCAAGTTCTTCCATACAACGTTTGAATTTAATGGGTGCAAGTTCTGTCTCTAACAATTTCTGTAATCTTACAGTCAGACCTGCCAATTCAGTAGCAGAGTCGATTTGACGACCTAAATCTGTTTTCTGTTTGGTAAGAAATTCAATATCAGATTTTAACTTGTTATATTTATCAGATTCTTCCTGATTGAGTTTGACTTTTCGTTCCAATATATTCTTCTCCGTTTTGAGTTCAGAGATTTGTGTTTCTAATTCTTTTACTTTTGGATTATTATTTTCTAGCTGTTTAATCTTATCAATATACTGTTGAACTTGTCCTTTAGTAATTTTCTTTGTTATATCCATTGACCTGACAAATTCTTCTTGCTCAGATGGTGACATATATTTTACCAATGCAAGAGCAGTAGTAGGTGCAAGAATTCCTGTATCAACCAAATCTTCTAATTCAGGAATAAGTTCTGTGAGTTTTTTGTAGTTTTGCATAGTTCTTACATCAATTCCAATTTCATCAGATAAATCTTTCTGTGTGAACGAAAACTTTTCGCTCACACCAATACCTTTACTATTCGTACTACCATCTCTGACTCCATAAATTCTTTCAAGTTCCTTAATACATCTACCAAGCTTTATAGGATTAGGATTCCCAATTCCACGCTGACGAATATTCGTTTCAATAAGATCCTTTAACACCTTATCATCATTCTCATACTTCCTAATATCCACCATAATAGTAGACATATTAAGTTCCTTTGCAGCTCTTACACGCTGATGACCTGATACAATAACCATATCTTGAGTCACAACAATTGGTTCTATGATTCCTGATGTAGAAATTGACTCTTTGAATGCATTCCAAGCATCACCTGTCATATCATCAAAGAATTCACTATTCCTTGGATGTGGTTTTAATTCGTTAATGTTAATCTGTTGCATTTTTTATCTTCCTTTCTTTAATAAAAATATTTTTGTTTTACAGTTACAATTTGTGAGATGAGAGTGTGGTAAGTGGTTCAAAAGTATATTCTCCATTTGAATTAACAAAACCATCAAAAGTTGCACTTGCATGAAATTGTCAAAAAAACATTTGGGTACATATAGGATGTACCCAAAAGTGAAAATTTACTTCATTTGGGTACATCCCAGCTATCAATTTTGTGCAGTCTATATCTATATAGACTCATATTATCAAAAGAAGAATATTCCGTTTGTATTTCGCTAACGCTACATACAAACTCCATAATTTTTTGTTTGATTGTTATTGATTGATTTAGGTACATGATGTTTTGGATTGATGATTTCATTTGGGTACATATATGCTATAATTTTATTCTCTTTTTTAATTATTATTCTGTTCCAAATCAACATACTTTTCTTTGTAAATATCCTCTACAAAGAATACTGGTAATTTGTCATGGTACTTTTCATATAATTCCTCGCCTGATATACTTATTACACGAAAATGTTTATCTTCTTCTTGTCTTTGTTTTTGCAATGATTCAATTTCTTTTGAATATTTACCACTTTTAAAATATCCACCTATTTTCCCACAAATAGTACAATAACTGCTTAATTGTGTATGTATACTATTCTTTCCTACAAATGAAAATGAATTTTGAATCAGACATTCTTCATAATGATGTTTGTGCTTTGATTTACGATTACTCTTTGAGATGTTACTTTCTTTCTGCTTAAGATATTTTGTGATATCACTTTTTGTTTTGCTGTCAATTAGTTTCATACTAAATTCCTTTCTATGAGTAAGTAATGGGATAGAAGTAGAATACTGCTCAATAATATATTCTCTGCTTATTTCTTATTTTTGGCATAAAAAATAAGACAGACGAAATCAATCATCTGTCTTTGGCATAATAATATTATTTATTCCATTAAACTTTTATAAAGATTAATTATATCTCTTAAATTATCAATGAAAGCAGAAATATCTACAAAATAATTTGGATAAGCTAATTTTAATGTTTCAAATGAAGTTGCGGATACTAAAACCGCATCAAGATTAGATTCTTTTTCAACAGTATCATATATTTTGGTAGCAACTTCGATTTGTGAAGAATTAAAACTTCTGACTCTAACATTTTTTTTACTATAATTGAGAATCAAAAGATAATATAAATTTTTACCTTTAATTTTTAATTCACTTGTATAATTAATAGTAACATTTATTGCACTTAAAGTAGAAAGAATGTTATGTTTTTTATCTAATTGTTCTATTTCTACTATCAGCTCATCTGCCCATTGCGATGTATTTGGGCAAAGTGGCATTTTTTCTTGTGCGGCAAAAACTGAAGATACAAGAGTAAAAAATCTAAGTATTTCATCATTCCCTTGGCTCGCCTTAAGGTTGCTCTTAGTATAAATTCCCATCATTTCAACAGCAGTAGCCCATATATGTTGTAACCTTGTACGAAATTGAATTTCTATGAGCATATTTTTATTATATGTTTCTTTGCTATCACTACAAAATTTATATACCATATGATAAGACCTGTATCCTGATTCTTTGGGGCATTTAATATAATCATACTCTTTTTTTAAAATATGACGTATACTAGAAGTTTTATATTTATCAACTGCTTTATATACATCGTCAATAGAATCTACAATTACACGACAACCACCTAAATCTTGCATTCTATATAATTCCATTACATGATCCTTATTTCTATTAAGTTTATTTATAATTGAATCTAGCCTTTTTAATCTTTGAACAACAATAGCATTTGGATTGTTCCTACGCAAATTACTACATATGATTTGTAATGGATAAGCATGTGAAGCCCTCCAATTATTGATTACTTCTAAAGCGGCATCTTTTTCCTTGGCAGTTGAATTAGGATTTACAAAATTTCTACCAGCTTTATTTATCTGACTTCCTGTATATTTTGGTACTTCCCATTTTTCTTTTGATGTATTATCCATAGAATCAAATTCCTTTAATATTTTTTCTATAATTATATCACAATTTTCTTTGTAATTTATTGATTATTTTTTATATCCTTTCATAATAGTATATTCTATGTTTAGTAATGTAATTTGTATATAGTTTTTGAGTACCCCCCCACATATTATTATGGTTATATTTGTTCTGAGAGAGAAATAAGAGAGTTTTATGTTTAGGAAAGGATTTTATCATTGGAGGTATTTTGAAATGAATTTGAGTCGATTTCGTGAGATTTGGGCTAGAGATTGGGGTATGAGATGAGAGGTATATGTGTGGTGAGATTAATATTGATAATATGATTTGGGATTTTTACTGGAAAAATCGTTATCGGTTAAAACGCTTATAAATAAGGAAGATTTTGAGATTGTGGATGGATTTTTGGTGAGATGAAAGTTTGATTTTTGGGTTGTGAAGTGGCTGAAATGCTTAATTTTAGTTGGATTTGACGATATGAGGTACGATAAAGGGTAAATTTTGTCTGAATGGCAGATTTACCTTATTTTTATGGGATTTTTGCTAATTAAGAGGAGGTAAATTTTTAGAGTTGGTGTATAGAACAACCTGCTATGTACAATCTGATAAAATACAACTATCTTTTTAGTTTTTGCCACCCCGGCAACCGAAAAATCACGGTATTTCTCCATTTTTCCGTGGGATTGATAACAGAACAAATGTTCGATAAAATCAGATCTGGACTATTAGAGCAGAATATATTCGAACATATGTTTGCTATAGGTTTTATTTATAACCATATCGTTATTTCATTCTTTTATATAGGTTAATCCGATAACAAACAAATTAGTTATAACTAAAACCTATAACAAAACAATCTATTAGTAAATATCCACAACAACTCACACAAAAACCACACAAAAACTATACAAAAGTAACAAACTGTAAAATAATCTCAAAAAAGACTTGAAATACAGTCTTAAAAGAGTATAATTCAAAGTGTCAAGAGGACATGACATAAAACAAGTCTCATGTTAGCACATCTGTAAAGAGGACACCGAACCTCACTTGACATCATTAGTCAAGATAGAACCATCCAAGAACGATGTAAAACCTCACGGCTAACTATACAGCCTACCCGAAGCGGTATAAAAAAGTTGTCATATACAACAACGTATAGTTCACTTGTAAGAAGTTTACAAGAGGTTAAATTGATACCTTAATGAAACAATTCAGTCAAGCCACACTATAACAGGCACGTGTATAGTAGGAACGATAGAAACCTCATTGATAGTCAAGTGGCTATCAATTACCATTCCGGCGTTGTGTAACCGGCAACTAGCAACCAATAAACGTATTAAATAATCTTTACAAGTGTATCACTTGTTTTGTGGTAAAATATTAAATTACATAGCAGGTTTATTATACCACATTCAAAAAGGTTGTATCAACCTAAAAGGATTAAATAGTACAGTACCGCTTTATATGTCAAGCGTTAAAAGTATGGCAATACGACATAAGTATAGCAGGGTACGCAAGCTATACAGTGTAATTGTAAATTATTACAATAAACACATTCCGCACATTACAATAATAAGCCACCGAGTAAACATGAAAAATGTTGAATTATCCAGTCGTATTGAGCAGACTCAGTCTACGCTTTTTTAAGCGGTGTGAGATTACCTCACTTTAAGAATCGGTTCAAATCCGATTGCGACTTTATCCAAAAATAATTATATTGCACTCATGCGTTAAATGAGAGAAGGAGACACTATGTTAAATTCAGAAAAATTCTACTCAAAAACAAACTCTTTAAAGGACACTACTTTTGACTTTGCAGGACACGTAAGAACTTTAGTTCGCAACACTGAACTTTCACGGATGCAGGATAAAAAATCATTCAAGGATGGCAAGAAAAAACTTGAGGACTTACACGCTGATATCAATGTTTTGACTTGCGATGAAAAAACCATCAATGAAACTTTAGGTGTAGATGCAGGACAGTTTATTAAAGATCGCAATGAGATTGTAGAACTTAAGGAAGAAATTAAAACCCTTATTCCGATTGACAACGTAACCGCACTTTGTCCGACTGACCGTGTACATATTACTTTGATGGCTCATGCTATCTATAAGAATGTACAGCTTGATGCTGATATTTTCGACACTGAAAAAGGCGGTGTTGATATTTCTAAGGCGGTACAGGCTTACTATAACAAGGGTTCTATGAAGGACTTAAAAGACGCTTTACGTCCTGTATTTAATAAGTTAATCGGTTCTGAAGGTGATCACTTCTACGGCATTAAAACAAAAAAATCTGATTTCACAGATAAGGATCTCCGCAACTTCCTTGCAACTTTTGGAGGTTCTGCTAAACGTGAGCAGTCTAAGTCTAAGAAAGATGGAATAGAAATTATTAAATTCTCTGACTTTAACTATACAGACAAGTCAGGCAATAAAAAAGTTCAGATTGCAGCTTTTACAACTCTTTGTGCAGTTGTTCTTGATAATGCGTCAAAACATGAGGTTATTAAGCCGGAAACTACAGAAGAGAAAAGCGAAACAAAATAGGATGATACTGCGCAAACAGTAGGTGTGCAGGGTTCGATTCCCTGCTTATCCTTTAACTTTTAAAACAGAAAATTCAGGCTCAAAGTCTGTCTAATTTTAAGGAGGAATTTAACCATGTTAAAATTTAAAAAATCAGAAATTCATAAACTTGCAAACCAGATCACCTGCAACTCTGAGCTTTTCGGAGATGAAATTTGCTCCGTTGCTTCTCAGCTAGTAACACTGTCAAACTCTGCAAATGAGTTTGGTTGTGCAATGGAAGGTAAAATCTTCGATTGTTGGGGTTCTTCTGTTTCGGTAATTGCTTTACCTGATAAAGCAAAACATAGTTGGGAATTTTAGGAGGTGTACTATGTCAAAAATCAAACACGAACCAAAATTTTACATTCGATTATGCAAGGGAACTGTTACACAATTTCCGGATAATTTTGCAATCTATCAAGGCTCAATCTATGGACGTTTTATGGATAAGCAAGGTAAACGCATATTTTGGGTATGCAATGACTACAGGCTCACTAACGGAAAGCTACCTGTAAATATTTTTAATGGAACACATTGGACTTTATGCTTAGTAAATGCAGATCATCCATGCTATAAGTGGGTAAAATCTGTCTGCGAAAAGTTGGGCTATATTCCTAAAATTCAAATGGAAAATCTATCCTTTGATGATTGCCAAAATATGATGAAAAGTTATGCTTTGCATAAAAAGGGAACAGGTTCACGAATTAACACGTATCAGATCAATAATCCTTTGCATTGGAATGAAGTAACAGAAACCGCACACTGGTATGGTCACGGAAATGCAAGCGTTGTTGCGTCAAATATTAGAGATTAGTATGCAGTACCGAAAGGCAGAATATACTAAAGTCTGCCTTTTCATAGTGCATATTAGCACTAGAATGGAGGTTCGATAGTATGGTAAAATTATAAAGGCAAAATAGGAGGATTACCATGCTAAAAATCAATGAATGGTCTGTAAATCGGAGAATAGAGTCTTTGCGTCAGATGGATAAAATGCTGTCTGAAATGAATGTAGGCTCACGCTATACTATATGGCAGGAGTACGGTGGAGGACTAAAGGCAAATGCAGATGATACTCATGCAAATTGGAAACGTATTGCAGAAGATGACGAACTGTATCAGAATGCTATTTTCAGTTATATGTGTTGCACATTGGAAAAGTATACTTTACAAAATTTCAATGTAAAAGAGTAGTCTGCCAAGGGCAAAGGGACAACTTTGCCCTTTTACAAAAGCGAAATTATATGCTATTATGAAAGGAGATGAACGACATTGGAGGCATATAACATGACCGTAAAGTATGACAAATTGTTTGAAAAATTAAAAAAAGAAGGCATAACACAGACAGTTTTTAAGACCGAAGCAAAAATAAGTGCAAATACACTTGTTAAAATGCTTCATAATGAATCTATTACTGTAGATAGTATATGTAAAATATGCGATTTCTTTTGTTGTATGCCTGACGAAATAATGGAATTTATCCCAGAGGTTAATTATGAAGAGCGTAGAGAAGCAAAGGCAAACATAAAACAACAGATCGAAAATCTACAAAAACAATTTAAAGAAATATAGGGCATACTATAAATTTTATATGTATTGGTTACTTAGTTACGAAACCATTTTCATCTACTTCACCTGAGAAAATTTCGTTTTCGTTATTAAATTTTTCAACAATTGCTTCGATAATAAATTCATCAATATTATTATATGATTTTTCATCGTATTCTGTTTCGTGTATATAATCATTTAAAATGCCATATAGCTTCTCAGATATAGGTAATTCATGTGTAATAATTTTATTATTGTTCATTATACCTCATTTCTGTATGCCCTAAAATTATTATACAAAATTAAATCTATAAACGCAACCAAGCACCCAATTTTCGGGTGCTATTTTTATACCAAAAATTAAGGAGGACAAAACTATGTCAGAAAAACAGAAAGCAATTCACAATGCATATTGTAACTACGAAATTGCAAAAGCTAAAACACCATCACGGATTTATTCGGTACGATCAGAGATTAAACGGAAACAACAGGGAATTAAAACACACAATATGAGCAAAGCGATGTTAGCAAGACAGTTGGCTTTGCTTTATTAATGTGGTAGAATAAAAGAAAAAAGGAGGAACGAAAAATATGAGAACAATAAACTACACAGAAGCACCAAATGGCGCAAGGTATTTGTCACCAGAAGGTAAACAGATGGATATCATCGAGGAAATCAACAAGGCAGAATTTAAAGAGAAATTTCCGGAAATTTCTACATATGGATTAGACCACAATTCGCCTGTATTTCTCGAAAACGATGTGATCCTCATTGATTCTGAATGGAATGGAGAATGTTATCTTTCTGACGGGAAAGAATACAGACCGCTTTACAATGAAGTAGATGATGATGATACGGAAATCATCGGATTCTATGAAGTTTAAAAGGCTGCCATTTCTGACAGCCACCGCACTTAGAATCATACCAAGCGAAAACTAGGTGCATATTTATAATAACATATTAAATCATTAAAGACAACTTACAATTTTGTGAGCTGTCTTTTTTAATGCACAGAAGGGAGAATATATAAATGCAGAATTTAGAAGATGGTTGGTATGCAAAAAAAGAATACTGTGACGAAAACGGTAATTGGCATACCGAAGAGACAGATTATATGTCGAAGGCAGATGCGAAAAGAATCTGTGATGCATGGAACAATACACACGACGTAATCGAAGGTGATTGTTCTTTGTGTTACAGCAACGATTTTGATTTAGAGGAGGTATAAAATGATTATAGTAGCATCAAACGGAACAGAAGTAATTGATAACAGACCAGAAGCAGAAAACGCAGATTCACTTGCAAAACATTTTGAAAATCGGTATGCAAGGGAACAGAAATGCAAACTTGCAAAGCGGTTTAAAAACAAGCATCAATTCGCACAGAAATTATTATCTGCTTGCGGATTATTATAGAATGGAGAATATAATCATGAATGAATTATCACGAAATCAGATGTTAAAGCCAAATTACTACGCATTGCTTTTAGCAGTAGCGAAAAATGTATCAGCAAAAGATGCACTTATTGAAATGGGAATTAGTCCAGATAACGCAAACAAGGAGGTTGTTATAAATGATTAAAGGGAAAGGATACGTAGTTCCAGATGGATATATGGGATATGCAAACGGTAGATATCAGCTTTTTGAAACAGAAAAAGCATACTATGAATATCTTCTTGTAGAGGTGGAATTATGAGTGAAGACCAGATAAGAGAAATTAAGAGAAATCTTTGTGCAAACTGCGGTGACAGATGTTGTTGTCACGGAATGGAAATATGTGCAGATGCGAACAAACATATTGCGAAGGGAAGTGGCGAAAATGTTAGAATACAGTGACTTTTACGACATTGCAACATACGGAAATAATCATTGGAGAGGCAAATTTACCCCAAAAGAAGTTGCCTGTTATGCTTATGATTATTGGTGCGAATTTCAGCATTCAAAAGCAAATGGTGTAATGACAAATACAATATTAGTTTTAATTGAAAATTTAAGAGAAGATGATACAAAAGAAGCAAATGAATGGATTGAAAAAATAAGAAGGGAGATTATCTCATGAATGAAAAAATAAAATACCCATGCAGGAATTGTGCATATTATAATGCATGTGGAGATTCTGATATGGCAGAACCTTGTAAAGGTAGAGTAGTAAAAACTGAAACTAAGAAAGATAAAGCGACCGCAAAATAATGTGGTCGCTATTTTTATATAAAAATTAGAGTAAAAAGAAAGGTTAAAAAGGTAAAAAATTATGTGTTATTCAAGAAAAGTAGAGCCATCAGTAATTGAAAGAGAAATGCAGGAATCACGGAATAAGGAAGAGTTTACAGGTAAGGTTGAAGCAATCACAATCAAGCAGATTGTTGAAAACGCAAAAGTAAACTCACGATTTGGCGACAAGATACTTGTCAATATTAATCCTTTGCATGTACATATTCCATCATGGCAAAGAATGTGTGATGTAGTTGCAGCAACGGAAATTGGAATAAAATACAACAAGTATAAATGGGAAGTACCGAAACTGTTATATCTTAATGGAAAACTCTGGTGTGTAGATGGTATGCATCGTATTTATGGAGCTTTCAAAGGCAAAATCGAAGCAGTTATTTGTGAGATTATTGAATGTTCAGAGAAAGATGCAATTAGTTTGTTCCTTTGTCAGACAGATGATAGACGCAAAATGTCACAGGTTGATTATTACAGAGCTGCCGTTGCAATCGGAGATACAAATTATATTAATTTAAAAGAAATCTGTAATCGCCATAATGTAGCTGTAAAGGGAGATCCAATTGAAAACCAGGTAGGTATTTTTACACCTATTAAAGATGGTATTAAGTCAATTCGTAAAAACGGAACGGAATTGCTTAATAAAATTATTACTCTTATTACTGATTTACAGTGGAACGGATATGCAGATACATACAATGGGAAAGCATACACTGCAAAGTATATTAGAGTGATGCATTAACTATATGCGTATTATGAAGGCAGAACAGAACAAATGGAGAATATCTTAAAAGAGAAATGCATTGGCACAGAGTTCTTTGTTGAAAATATTATGAACTTGGAACAGTGTGCAGTATTTGATTATTTGTCTGAAATTATTCGCTATGAAATGGAGTCACCATTTACGGAGAAAAAGCGCAAGTCAACAAAGAAATCTACAAAAGCGAAAGTGATGTAGAGAATAAAAAAGCAAACCAAATACATACAACATATAAATACGAAGCTGGGATAGCGGCTATACGGTCACATTATAATAAGGAAAGGATTGGTTGATATGGGAAAGAGAAGATGGACAAATGATACACGGATTGTCAAGCCTATTCTTGAAGCGAACGGATATTTTGCTTTAAATAATGGGCATAATTGTAACGGAAGCCATACGAAATTTGTGAATGCAAACGGAGAAGTAATTAGTGTGCCGAAATCAATTAACAGGATGTTGTGGCAAAGAGAAGTACGGAAACACAGTATTGTCGGTGGTATGACTGTTATAGGCAAATTAAAAAGTTAGGAGTTGATTAGCATGAAATGGAAAGAGATTTTACGGAAAGATGGCTATGCATTACTACAAAGCGAAAGTAATACACAATATTGCGTAGCAAATGATTATGATCCAACGCAGTCTGAAGATCAACAGTGGAATTATGGAACATATTTCACTTATTGGAATGATACAAAACGAAAAGCCGATTGTTTACAGAATGCTCTGGATTGTTTTAGAAGCAAAACAGAAAGCAATTATGTTACAAAGGGACAGAAGTATCTTGAAATTTACAGAGAAGACTATAGCGAAGGCACATTCAATGAAATTTTACAGTCACTTGATTTAGATAACGACATGGTTGGAGACGCTTTTGGTTGTTATTGTATTGTGGATAAAGAGAGTTTAAGAAAGTGAGGAATAAATATGGGACAGTTCAGTTGGATATATTCAGATACAAATAAACAGCTTGTAGATAATAAGATAGCAGATACATATTTGCTTGTGCCAAAACCATTTCAAGAGAAATACGGAAAGGCAATTTATGAAGGCTGCTATGGTGGATACGGAAATTTCGGAAGATACGATGTATACGATTTGATTCCAGAATGGAACAAAGAAATGATTCCTGAAATCATTCGTAGAATTAAGAATGAAAATTGGCATTGTAGTACAAGTGAAAAAGATATTGCAAACTTGCAAGCATACTATGAAGGAAAAGAATTGGATTGTGAACTTCGTTGGCTTGGAATTGTAATGGCTTGTTACGATGAAGACAATGAAGCACTTGAATATTCAATCAAGATTACCACAAGAGAAATGGAATATGAAAAAGTTGCTCCATCATTGGGCGATCCGAATCAAGGTTGGGAAACATCTGATGATGACGAAGAAGAATGGTGGTAAAGGCAAGTAAATGGATATTTCATAAGGAGGAATGATAAAAATGACATTGGGTGAATTGATGCCTAGTTTTGGAAAATTCTATTGCAAAGAGACTTGCGAAATTGACGGAAGTGCATTATACGCAAATAGAGTTTATCCGATTGCAGTTGATAAAGAGAGAAACAGAATAAGAATTACAGTTGATGATGTCTTCTTATTTTCAGATTTTAAAGAACTTGAAAAATATGGAAGAATAGAAGTGTAGAAATGCGTGATTCCTTCGGATTTTAAGAAAGGCAAAGGCAATTAAAATGTTGACAAGAGAAGAATTGAAAGCAGCTCACAATAACATTATAACTATAATGGAAAACAGGGTTATGCAAATGACAGGATGTAATAGGCAGACTGCAAATTTAGTCACAAACGAAATCTTGGATTTGGATAGAGATGCAAATAAGTTATTAAATGAAAAAGAAGCAGACTAAATTCGCATTTCATTAAAAGATTGGAGGAACTATTATGACATTTAAAGAATGGTTGAAAAATGCATCAAATAATAGAAGTAATGATTTTGGGAACCTTCTTCCAGAATTAAAATTGATGGATGGTACAAAACTATCTGTACAAGCATCAGATTTCCATATGTGTGAACCAAAAGCGACATTAGAAGATGGAGATTATTATTGTGTTGAAGTATATACACAGGGGATTGAAGTGAAAGAATTGGAAGAAACATATTATGAAGTATCTCCATACATTTATGGATATGTACCAGTAGAATTTATGGAAACATTATGTTTATTGCATGGTGGTATTAAGTAATGAATCTAAGATTTCTTTGGAAGGAGTGAAGCGAAATGACAAGTGTTGAAAAGTCAAAAGAGGACGCACGGAACTTAAATGAACTTACGGATCACTTGATTAAATTACTTGAATCAGATGACAAGCGGTTCTCATTTGAATTTTGTGCAAGCGGCACAATGGAGATTTACGATAAAGAAAAGGAAATCGGGTATGCAGTTCATATTGCACCGATTGAATATGACGAGAACGGAAATGCAATAAATTTATAGTAAACGCAAAGGCAGTTAGGAGAATAAATACCTAGCTGCCTATTTTATTACAAGGAGGAAATGAATTATGAGAATTGTAATCAGAAACATTACAAAAGATACAATGGTTGATTTTAATAATGACCATGTAATTACATTGCCGATGGATGAAGAAAAATTACGGAATATGTTAGGCAATGACGAATGGATTATTATTGATACACCTGTCGGAGATGAATTTACAAACATTGAAAAGTTAAATGCTTTATTAAGTGAAACTGATGAAGATAATTTGCAGATTTTAACAAAGGCATTTTTACTCAATGAGATAATAGAAAGTGGTGTTGACAATTTTTCAATCGTAGATTTTGATGCAGAAACTTCACAATATAACGAAGGCAATGGAGTTATAGCCGATGAAGAATGGTATGGAAGAGTACTTTATGATTTAGGATATATGAATTTTCCATTCACATATACAGAAGATATGGAAGATTATGTAAAGTGGGAACAGCTTTGGTATACGGCAAATTCTGAAGGTTGGTGTGATGTGAGATATAACGGAAATACATATCTTGTGAAAAGGTGGTGTTCATAATGTTAAATATCAAATGGGATAACGGAGTTACAGGATATTTAAGCGAAAGCGAAAAAGAACTGTGTGAAAAGATTGATAGAGAAATCAGTGCAATCAATGCAATAAGCAAAACGGAAATATCTGTTGCAATTAGTATTGAATGTGGAAATCAGTTTCTTATAAAGAAAAATAATACTGGTTCTCTACTTGGCTATATGAATGCAGATCAATGTTTTTGTGCATTGGAAGGAATATTGGTCAGTTTATTATATATGGAAAAGGTTGGTGATTAATATGAAAGAGAAAGCTACACGGAAATTTTTAAAAGAAAATTATCACATTATTAACATTGGTAATCAGCCAATGCAAACATTATTTACTTTTGAAGATGCAAGTTATTATTGCACAAGAGTAGAAGGATGGGCTTGTGATGGTTATGTCTTTGGTGATTATGTTATTGTAACTGGATATGACTGTCCAGGAAAATTAATTCCATACGAAATTACTCAGAAATATGAAAAGAAAGCAAAAGAGATTTATGAGAAATATAGATATGGAAATTCAAAATACTGGACACAAAAGAGAGTTACTAATACATATAGGAAGATGATTGAAAAATTTATTGAGGAGGTAACGCTATGAATGAATGTAAATTATATACAGCTCATTTAGCTGGTACTTCATATGACGGAAACAAAAAATATGAAATGGTGATTATTACAAAATGGAAAGATACAACAGAGGATTCACCAGAAGAAGGACACAAGGTATATTATTTCACACCTGATAACAAGTATTTAAGCGAATGTATTAAGGATGAAGATTGGTGTAAAAGGATTTATGAAGCGTATCCAGAATATAAGAAATTTAAAATTGAAAGGAAGGTTGAGTGTTATGTTGAATAAGGAAACACCTAAAAATACAATGATTAGAGATGAAAACGGAAACATCCGTGAAGGAGTTAAATGGTATCTTGAGCTAAATGATATTCTTGTACGATTCTTTGGTAACGAATGTGGGTATTCAAGAGGATTTCAAAGAGTTGTAGTTGGGGATAGAGGTTATCTTGGTGATGTATTTGAATTAGATATGGATAAGCAGCCAACACAAGAATTTCTTGACTTTATCAAAAATTATCATTCAGATAAGATAAAGAGAATTGTATATAGAAAAGAGGTTGAAATGTACGGAAAAGTAATGTACAGAAATGCAGTTATTACACTATTGTAAGGGAGTGATACTATGACACAGGAACAGATATTTAACGAGAAAATAAATCATTTTTTAAAACATACTAAATTCCAGTGGCTAAGAGAATACGCAGATGAAGCTTTGAAATGGAATACTATGTGTGGGTTTTATCAAATTAAAGCAGAGGATTTCATTGAAAGAATTGTTGCAGCTCCATTGGAGTATATAGAAGATTGGTTAAATGGAAACAATCAATTGGAATGGAGTGGAATTAAAAAGTGAAGAAATTGTAATTTACTTAGAAGAAAGGATGAACAAAAATGAAAAATTTTATAGAAGCATTGTTAAAAGTATTACCATTTTTCTTAGGATTAGCAATTAATAGAATTGCAAATGAAATGGGAGTAGATTTATTTAATTGGAAAGTGATTGTCACAACAATTATTGTTTTTATTGTTTACTTAATGATATGTAAATGGATTGAGGGTAAATAATACAGAGAATAATAAGGCAGACGCAAACAAATGTGTCTGTCTTATTTATTAAGAAGGAGAATGCGAAATGAAAATCAGAGGTGATGAAGTGTTATGGCTATCTGAAAAAGGAAATGTAGCTGTAACATATGCACAATTTGATCTTGGTGAAAAATACAAAATATTCCACAAAGTAAAATATGGAGATAATTCTGTATGGGAATACAACATTGGATTTGGAACGCAAAGCGAAGCAACAAGGTATGCAGAACGGATTTCAGATATAGAGATTGAGAGGTAAGCGAAATGATTGAGTTAAAAGATTTGCTAGAAGAAAATGAAACAATTGTGACATTTCATCTTTGCAATGAATATTGGTCACGGAATGCAATCACAGTAAAAGGAAGTGATGATATTTCTGGTGCATTAGAAATGACATTACATAGAATACTTGAAGCTGGTGGAACAGAAAATGATGTAAAGCGAATTATGGGTGCGGAAATTCCAACAGAAGACGAACTTAAAGAACTTGAAGAGTTTGAAGAATTTAGCTGGATAGACTTAGGTTATGTATTACCTGGTTTGATTGATTTATGGGAAGAAAGTGAGGTTGATTGATATGGTAGAAATCAAAATAGATAACACAGGCGATGGAACATGGTGGCTGTACAATAGCAATCAGAGTTGGAAAGATTATTGTGGTTGTGAAAACTTCGATGAACAAGTTGTTCTTACGGGTAATAGAGATTTTACAGACTGTACTGAGGCAGAATGGTATCAGAAAGCAAATGAACTATTAGATGATATTGCAAATGATTTTGATGCACTAGATATATGCGATGATTATTCATTAACGCAGGAACAGTATAAAACAGCAAAGGAAATGTATGATAAATGCAGATGTATAGAAGATATTCTCATTGATGTAATTAGACTTCTTTATCCAGAAGATACTTTTGAGACTGGGACAATTAGAGGGTACAGTCAGGGAGATTGGCAAGATTACATTGTCAAGGGAGATGTTGATACAGATTTACTTGAAGCAATGTATTTTGGAAAAATTTCTGATATTACCGTAACAACGGGCGAAGAAGAATTTGGAGATGTAATCACTCATGACGAACTATGGAGAGCAGAAAGAGAAGAGGGGTTAAAAGAATTTTTCAGAAATCATTACGAACTTGATAAGGATGAAGAAATTCATATCTTACAGGCAGACGGATATAAGCAGGTAGTTGATTGGAAAGCAGTTGGATAAAACCAAAGGAAAGAACTGTTTCTTGAAAAGAAAGTGAGGTAGTAAATATGGAAAAAGATTTTAAGACTGAATATAGATGTGAGATTGAATATAGAGATGAACAGATAAAAGAATTGAGAGATGCATTAGCAGGAACTAAAAGAGAGATAGGTTATTTTAATCCATTAAAATGTAAATGGGAAATAAATTATTCCTCAATTTTAACAAAGCTGATCCAAGAAGCAGGTCGCTGGTGTGAACATTATGCGAGCGACTTATTTATCATATGGAAATATAAAATTGATAAGAAGTTAGACGACGGAACTATGGATACAGAGCAATTCGTATTCGGTTTCAGAAATGATGGTGTAGATCACAAAGAATGGTATGAATTGCATAAGAATGATACAGGCAGATACATAGCAGTGTGGTTCTTAGATGTAACAGTTAATGATGGAAAACTGGAAATGGTATTACACAAATAAAGGAGAGTGATTGAAATGTATCAGCATATAGAATTTATTGATGGTAGTAATTCTTATATCAGCAAAACGGAAAAGGATTTTAAATGGATGTGTGAACATTATGTTCTCATTCCGATTGCAAAAAATTTCTGGAAGGCAACCGATAGAATTTATTATAAAGTAGTTGGCTTTGCAGATAAAGACAAGAGAGCTACTTTTAACAGAAATTATAAATCGAAAGCAGGTGCAATGAGGGTAATTCGGAAAGCAATTAAAGAGAATAAATTTGAGTGTATTGTACTTAGAAAAGAGGTTGAAGATTTACGGAATGATGAACACTTTGATATTTCAGTGAGTACACCTATTAAAACATGGAATTTGGCATAGATTGGAGTGATGAAAATGACGAAGCTAGAAACTATGAAATGTGAAAAATTATTGGATGAAGCGATCAGAAGTGCAGAAGCCGCAAATAAAGAATTTTATAAAGCTGGAAAATGTTATGACACAACAGAAAGACATATTTTGGAAACTAAGGCATGGAATCACAGAGGATATGCAGAAGGAATCAATCAAGTTCTTGCAGTTATTGGGTTCAAACATGAGTTGATGGTAGAGTTAGGGAAACTGATAAGCTAAATGGATTAGAGTGATGGAAATGAAATTAGATTTAATTATGGTTGATGAGTGCGGAAATGAAGTAAAAGTCAAATCATTTGATGTTTGCAATGATCTTGATGAGGATTATATGGAACTATGGAAAGATAGGAAAATAGAAAAGGCAAGAGAAAATTATCCAGAAGCACAACGGTTTTATTTTGAACGACCTTATTCAGATATGAGTTATGGAGAACTATTAGAACATGGAGATTTTGGACAAGAAATGGAGTGATGGAAATGAAGAATAATGATTATCCAATATATTTCAAAAGTAAAGGTAATGATATATATGCAAACTATGATGGTGTGCAGTGGTTTTGGTATGGAAATATGGAATGTTGTTAATAGATTGGAGTGATGAAAATGAATAGTGCAGAATTAGCAAAAAGGATTTTTGATTGTTTATCTGATGGATACGATGATGAAGAATATAGAGAACAAACGGAAATGAAATTATATAATGAACTTTCACAGATCAGTGATGGTAGTATTAAAGTTGCTTTCGTAAGATTATGCGAAAGAATTGAAGAGTTAGCAGCACAGTAAATAGCAATTTCAAAGGAAATAAGAAAGGTAGGTAAAAAGAATGGATAAATTAAGAGTATGGTGGATTCCACAAGCAGGTGCAATAGAGGAAGCATTTTATGTTCCTGTAGAAACAGTTGAAGAAGGCAAAAAAGTAATGGATATGTTAGCAGCATATGATGCATATCAAAGACAGAATAGAATTAAGCCCGATTATTGTAATTGCGGTGGAGTTCAGAGATGGGATGAAGACTCTCAGGACTGGGAAGATTGGTATATGGAAACAGAAGATGACTACTTTGATGATGTGGATGATTACTGTGAACAGTGTGAAAAGGCAGAGGAACTTGAAGAGTTTAACCGTCAAATGTTTTTACAGATTGATTGGAAAAAGATTGAACGAATGTCATAAGAAACAAGAGTTTCTTTCGGAATAAAAATAAGGATGGTGACATAAATGAAATATACATGTTATGATTGGTATGGAAATAAGAAAGTAGACAATATTGATAACTTAAAAGATGCAGTAAGAGAAGCACTAAAATTAGATTGTGAAGTCCACGATGGGAATGGAGACATCATCTATTCAAAATGGGATGGTTGGAATGGAGATTACCCAGAAATTGAAAAGAGATGGTTTCCTGTAGCTGATATGGAAATGGTAAACAAAGCGAATGACTTTATTGAAAAAACAGGAATGTTTTATGAGTGGTGCAAGTTCCAAAGAGATCAGTTTTATAAATGGATAGGTAAAAGCGAATGGCTGCATAGTGACAGATGGAGTGCAACTTATGATTGGGTAAACGATGGAAGATTTGCAAATGTAGATATTCCAGAAGATATTGTCAATTGCTTAGTCGAAGAATGGGAAACTAATGCTATATCTTTAAAAGTAGGAATTTAAGGAGAATATATATGAAGATGCCGGTGTATGAATGTTCAAATTGTTATAATGAATTTTCGGATCAACTATATCCAGTTAATATATCAGATGTTAAATGGATAAATCTTATTTGCGATAAATATCCGAATGGATGTATTCAAATAACTTGTCACGATGCTCAAGAAAACGCTTATTATGCAACAAGGCTTCTGAAATGTTATGTGAGTAAAAAAGGTAAATATGCAATTTGGGGTAAACACAGATTTTATGAAGGATATAGCGGTGGTCTTATATTGAGAGGTGTTCCATATAAGTCTATTGAGACTATAAGAGATGCGGCTAAACCGTATGGAACAATAGTAGAATGAAACGATGATTTTTTGAGTTAGAAAGCGAGGTAAAATATGATTACAAGAGACATGATAAAAAATGGTTTCGAAAATGGGACTATTTCAATTGAAGAAGAGTGTTTCGGATGTTTAGGCATCTGTTGTAAAATCGGAGATAATGCTTTTTACTTTCTTGGTTCACAAGATGACAATATCACAAAAGAAGAGTATTGGAAATCATACACATTGGATATGACAATTGATATGATTTTTGACATTCTTAAAGATTCTGAATCAGCAGAGGAACATGGACTGGATGATTTGGAAATTGGATATTATGAATCAGTATTAAAGTAAATGAATCGGAAATTTACTTGGTTTAGAAAGTGAGGTTAATTTTATGGATTATAAATTGTTAGCAAAAAAATATATTAAATATGGAATTAAATGGCTTGAAGGTGAATTTGATACATACAAAGGTATGACAACCATAATGGAAACAGAAGAAAACCTAAATGGAGAACAATTAAGAATGTTGTGTGACGAAATTAAAAAAGACACTAGAGTTAAAATGGCAATGATTGAAAGTGAACATGAATATACTATTACAATTATGTTTAACCGATAAATCAGAAACTTCAAATTATTTTAATAGGATACAAGACATGATATAATATAAAGAAAAACGGAGGTAATTATTATGGCAGAGTTGATTGGGTTTGTATTAGCGATATTGATTTATTTATGGCTTTCAGGTGTGTTTAGCGGAGAAAATCAAAACAATCAGAAATTTGGTGATGGAAAAAACCGTTACGACTTTAAAGATTATGTTGACAATAAGGCAGATAAGTATAATAAATAGGAAGGTGGTTGATGAATATGCTAGTAGAAATGTTAGCATTGTTAGGATTAAAAGGTGTTGCAAGCGTAGGACGTGCAGTTGATGATGCAAAAACGAAAAGAAATACGACAGCCTTAGATTCAAATGGAAATGTAACTTGTATAGGTAGAACAGGTAAGTATTATGTCAATGGAGAAGAAACATATAGATGGACACAAGAAGACAAATATGGAAATCGACATGATCTTACAATAGGTGTAAATTCCGGCAAGGTTTACCGGGATAATTTTGACGATGAAGTAAAACGAATGTCAGCTAATGATGAAAAAAATAAACAATGGAGCTTAAGTCATGGATATCTTGCTTATAATAAGTATGATCCACGATTTCGAAGAAATGTAACAACAGAAATTAGCACAGGAAAAGTAATCGCTACATTATGTGAGGGATATGACAACAACAGAGCAAATGGGCGTTATTATAAATTTTATTATAAAGAGAAATCGCCACACTATAGAGATGATTTTAATAAATCTGCTCCTGGTGATTACGGAATTGAAATCAGTGAGGATGAGTATAATAAGTTAAATATCCCGACAAAAACATGTGGCGAAATACCAGATGATCCGAAAGTATTAAATAAAGTATGGGGTGTTGATTGTTTTTAGATTGGAGTAGCAAAATGAATAAGAATAGAAGAGAAAAGATAAATATGCTCAAAGCAAAACTTCAAAGTACACAATCTGAACTAAAACAGATATCAAGTGAGTTGTCTTCTATATTAAGCGAAGAACAGGATGCATTTGACAATATGCCAGAAGGATTACAAAGCAGTTATAGAGGAATGTGTTCTGAAGATGCAATTGATAGTATGGAAGAAGCGAGTGAAAAACTTGATGAAGCGATTGAGTTGTTAAATGATATTGTGTAGAATGTAGAAAGGAGAATAGTATTATGAATGATACGCCAGTATATGAATGGGAAGATGCAATAAATTTTATTGCAGAAAGATGTAATATTGACAAAGATACAATTGAGACAGTGCTTACGTTAGAAGAGGACTATATGAAAAGTATTGGAATTATCATGGAAGAACAATCTAATTTTGAGATTGATGGTCAACAAAGAGAACAAAGTAAATAATAGATTCATTGGAAGATTGGAGAGAGAATATATGAAAATTGTGAGTATTGAATGGCTAACAGACGAAGTAACGGAACAATTAAATAATGAAGAAACCTGTTATTTGTCAAGTGATAAAGAATATTGGTTATTTACAGATGATAATGTGTTTAATAAAATTGGCAAAGAGTTACATTCGATTTCTGTTGCAGAATGGTTGTATGGAAAGTGTGAAGACAATGATTTATCTACAACATTTATGAATACACAATATGATTGGAGTGATTATAATATGGATGCAGCCGCCGATGTAGATGTGTCTAAATGCTGCAACAATCAATGGGATCGAGTTATGATAAACTATGTGAGAAATGTAGTTGAGGAATCTATTTCATATAAATTAGAAGAATCATTAAGAGAAATGGTAAATTGTAAATTTGAAATGGATTATATAAAAGATGCTATAAAAAATGTTTTGGACTTAGAAGACAAACAATAACTAATGAAATCTAAGTTTACTGTTAGTTTGAAAGGAGAATAGAATATATGGAAAACGAATATAAAGTAGAAGAAACAGATTTTGGGACTAGAACTTCCCATCCGTCATATGGAACTATTATGTTTAATAGATCAAATAGCCGTGTAACACCTTTATTCGGCAGTAGTATCAAGCATAATAATGTGATAACAATGGAGTTAAGACATGCAGAGATAGAGCGTGGATTAAATAGAGATTGGGTTTATGGTAAAGCTCCTATTGCAGAAATAGAGATGAGTTATTCACAATTTGCTGAAGCAATTACATCTTTTGGATGCGGTTCTGGTGTACCATGTACTATACGCTATACCGAAAAAGATGGTAGGATTCCTGAATGTGATTTTGTTAGCAAAAGAGAGCAGTTTACTGATGAGTTCAAAGGCAAAACAAAGGATGTAATGAATGAGTCACAGCAATTAATTCAGGATGTGACCGATTTGTTTTCTCAGAAGAAAGCATTAACAAAAGCAGACAAAGAAGCTGTAATATCTAAACTTAGAACATTAAGTATGGATATTGGATGTAATTTAGATTTTATTGCAGATCAATTTAATGAACAGATGGACAAAACTGTTATGGAAGCAAAAGGAGAAATTGAGTCATTTTGCCAGAATAAAATAAATGCTATTGCAAGTGCTGCGTTAGTAGAGCATAGAGATGAGATTTTAAAATTGGAAAATCCAGTTGATATTGAATCAGAATAAGGCAAGCAAATTTAACTTTCCTTGGCAAATAGAAAGCGGGTAATATTATGGAAATTAAAAACTATTTACCTAAAAGAATCCGAGATAGAGTCGTGAGAGTGGATGTTGAGGCTGATTTTGATTATAATAAAAATCGAAGTGTTCAACATTATTTTGTTATTCTTAACGATGGAACAGGATTCGATGCCACTACAATCAAAGAATTAAAAGAAAAGGCAAAGAAGATTTTATAAGGAGATATTTATATGCCAGATATGAGAGAAAAGATAAAAGAATATATTAATGAGCTTGATACAGAAATTGGCAGACTTGAAGATTTATTAAAAAATACTGATAGTCCATATGATTTACAGATTAAAGGTAGGTTGAATGCGATAATTGAAGTAAAAAATGATTTATTAGGAAGATTAGAAGAGGTAATATGAATGAAAAATAATAAAGCTATTTGTAGAAAAACAGACGACCACTTTACAGAGGGCAAGGAATATGAATGCACCCCAGCATATGCAAAATATGAAAGTGCAGTTGTAGATATTCTTGACAACAATAAAGAACTTATCACAGTGGAAATAAATGATAAAGATTTTCAGTTTATTTTCAACTAAGAAAGAATGATTTGTTGGTAAAATTGCAAGAGGTGATATAAATGAAAAATAGAAATGAAATTGAAATAGTAACAAATGACAAATTAACAAAGAGAGAATTAATTGATGCAATTAATAAAACTTTTCCTGATGATGAAATCGGAGATCAAGGAATAATTGCGTACATTTCAACGACAGAAATGACAGATGGAACTAAAATGCAGACTATATGTTTTGGAAAAATATTAGAATTATAACAGATTGGAAGAGGTGATATAAATGAGAATAAGATATGCTATTGAAAAAGAAATAGAAGTTCCAGATAATTTAACAGCTATGGATATTGATGATATTATTTCACAAAAATGTGAAGGAGAGAATGGATTTGATTATCAATGGATGAATACAAGTGAAATTAATGAACAGCATTTAACAGGATTGTTTGACGGGATGAATTGACGATTTCTTTTAAAATTTGGAGGTAATTACCTATGACTTATGAGGAATACTTAAAAGAAATTGGAATAGATAAAAATATTCCAGTGGAAATTAAATGGAGTGAAACCGCAAGAGGAGTTTATTGTCCTACTTGTTTAACTGGTGTCAGTATGGAATCTACAAAATGCAAATATTGTGGTCAGAAGTTAATTCCATATTTAACCCGATGAGAAATTATTTTTAATTAATTCATAGAATGGAGATGATTAAATGAAGAAAATAACAAAATTTAAAGATATTCCACAATTGACAAGAGCTGGATCATGCAACACGAATATTCCATTAACTCACATGTTAAAAACGATTTCAGAATGGGAACAAGATGAATATTATCAGTTACAATTGAATCCTAATTTTCAGCGTGGACATGTATGGACGGAAAAACAACAAATGCTATTTGTTGAATTTTTACTTCGAGGAGGAAAATCAGCGAGGGTAATTTATTTTAATAAACCAAGTTGGCAAATGACGAAAACCGTAAATGGTTATGATGATTTTGTATGTGTTGATGGTTTACAGAGAATTACAGCGGTAACTAAATTCTTAAAAAATGAAATTAAAGTTTTTGGTAGTTATTACAAAGATTTTGAAGATAAAATACCACTAAGTATAGATTTAATTTTCAATGTAAATGATTTGAAAACTGAAAAAGAGGTTCTTCAGTGGTATGTGGATATGAATGCAGGTGGAACACCACATACAAATGAAGAGATTGAACGAATCAAGAAGATGATAGAAAATTTATAGAGCAAAGAAAAAATTGATTTCAAACGAAAGAGGAGGAGGCGATATGGAATTTAAAAACAAAACAGAGTTATTAGATTTTGAGAAGCAAAGGGAAAATTTTATATCAAAAGAAATGGTAGAAATTCATCGAAATTCATTTAGCTGCTATTGGCAA